CAATTAAACGAAATAGTGGAACATTTAATGCAATTATGGGTGCAGATGCAGAAGCAGAAATAGAGAAATTGTACGGAGAAGGAAAACAAGCGATGGATGATGCTAATACATTTAATTCCTATTTAAATACTGGAGCCAAGTTAGTAGGTGGCGGCATTAGTGCATTCGGAAATGCAGGTGGATTTGGTGGTGGACCAGGAAAAATGGCAACACTAGATAGCACTCCAATGACAGTCGAAAATGCATACGGATCTTCGGTTTCATACTACGATCCAAATATTTATACAGGTGTAGGAGATTACTAAAAATGGCAAGATTCAGAAGTACACCAACTAGAGATTTTGGATTCACGCCAAGTTATGGTCAGAGGCGTGATTTTAGTCCGCCTGGACTAAAGGCTGGATCATATACATTTGGTGGTGAAGCTGCAGGCATGGTCAGTCTGGCTGATACATATAGTGCTGCAAGTGCTGGGACAAGGCCTGATGAATTAATTACAGCAGCACAGGAAATGAGAAGAGCAGAAAGGGACGCAATTGCTGATGCTACTGCAAGTACATTTGCTAATGCGTATGGTGCATTCAAAGGGATTGAATTAGGCAAAGACTATAGAGACATGATGAATAAACAAGCTGGAGCTACTAAACAAGCTGGTATTTTCAGCGCACTTGGAACAGTAGCAGGTGCTGCACTTCCGTTTGTTTTGAGCGATGAAACCACAAAACATACGATCGAGCGTATTGACGATGCACTTGCTTTACTTCGTCAGTTAAAGCCTGTGAGTTTCTATTACAAAGAAGAATATAGTACAAGTCCTGAACGTATGCATTATGGCTTCATTGCTCAAGATTATAAAGACGTGATGCCTGATGCAACATATTACGACGAAAGCATTGGCAAGCTATGCATTGATCCAGGCGAACTGATTGGATTACTTGTTAGAGCTAATCAACAGCTTGAAACTCGTATTGCACGTCTGGAAGCAAAAGAAGCTTTGACAGCTGTGTAAAATAGAAAAAGAATTAGTCTGTAAAGAAAATGCTTGGTTTCTTACCGGGAATGTCAGCCGAGGATATTGCTCGGAGGGAAGTAGATAATTATGACTTAGATCCAACAGGCACTAAGTTTGATTCTACAAAACAAGGAGCATTTAACTGGCAGGATCAACTTGGTGCAATTTTAGCAGGCTCTAGTAAAGAAGAAATCTTAAATCGAGCAAGTAGAATTAGAGATCAACGACTGAAAGATCAACTTGATAAGCAAGGCAACGAGGGTAGAGCGATATTGACAGCTGCAGGTCTGACGCCCACATACAGCAGTGTCGCAGGAAAAACAAAAGAAGAATTACGTTCACAGCAAGGAATAGACACTGCAAGAGCAGCGCGATTACAAGAACTATCACTAATGCCTGGCTATTATTCAGGATTAGTGCCAGAAAACGCCAGCCTTACTCAGTTAAATCAGATTACAAGGCAACTGAAAGAAGCAGAAACTAAAAAGGCAGAAGATAAAGTAACGGCAGAAAGACGACGGATAGAAAACAGAGGTGATTTACAGTTAGCTCAACAACGACTAGAAGCAAGAGAAGCCAGGCTCGATGGATTGAATTTTGAGCGAATGAAATTTCAAACTGAGAATAATCGCTTAGCTAGGGCTGAGCGGCGTGAAGAAGAACGTCTTCGTCGTGAAGGATATCAATCTCTTGGGACAGGACTTGCAGCTCTTGCCGCCGCATTTACTATTGTATAAATCCTGCAATAGCAGATTCACGTGCTTCTGGATCACGCTTTAACCCTGACCAGCGCTGCCAACCATATTTTTGACCAAACTTCAAAGCCATAAGATCTTGATTCTCGGGTGTGAATAAATCATCACCAGATAAACCCGCAAACTCAGCTGCTTCTCTAAAGCTACCAGTATTGTGTGTAAACTGATAAGCACCTGTTGCATGAATTCTACCGGATTGACCTAATGCATCAATTTCACTAATTGTCAGTGCTGTTAGAGGTTTGCCAAATTGTTTACCATCAGCGGCTGAACCAGAACCGATTGGTTCAAATTCAGTTTTACCACCTAAGTTGTAAGCATCATATCCATACGGTCCAGATTCAACGCGACGAATAGATGCAAGACCTTTAGTTTGTTCAGGAGTAAATTTAAAACTTTGGATAGTTGATGAATTAGTAGATGAAGGAGTCGTTTTATTGAAGGATACTGGTTTAGGTTTTTCTGAAGAAGTTTCAGCTGGTTTAGGAAAAGAGTCAATAGTGTCTTGTAAATTATCACGAAGGGTTCGATCAGCTTGAATTTCACCACTAACTTTATCAATTTGGTTGTCGTAGTAAGTAAGAGATGTATTATCAACATCTGTATCTCGATTCTTAGCATCATAGAGATTGTTGATGCCACCGCCTACTAATTGACCAGCAGCTCCAAGTACACCAGCAAAACGTTTTGATTTAGTGAGATTAAGATCTGCTTCAGTTTTAATCTTGTTAATCTCAGAATCAGCCTCAATATTTGCAATCGTATTGAATGTTTCTTTAGTACGTTTAATAGCATTAAGACGCTCTTTCGCTTTAATCTTTTCAGCATCTAACACTAATTGACCCATATCAGGGGAATTACGTTTCTGCTGAATAAAAGCCTTTAATGCGTCATTAGCGGCTACCTTACCTGCATATGCATAATTCCCGCGTCTACTCAATGAGCTAAATTGAGACATATGATTCGCTCAAATACTACATCTATTGTATAAATAATAAAAAGATAGAATAGATTTATGCAAAGCTGATGTAGGCATGACTTCTTCGACACCTGGACAAGAGCAAGGATACAACCCGGGCATGTTTGATTTCAATCGAATAATGCAGGATTTTTACGACTATCAACCTGCTGAGGATGATACAGAAGGGCAGATGCTGAAAAATGCGTACCAAGCTAACTTTGTTCAAAGTGCTTTAGACGGAAGTATCGCAAGTGGATTAGCGCAGCAAAATGCAGCGATTGCTCAAGAGAATATGGCGCAACAGGCTGGCCTTGAGCTGGCTAACACAAGCGAGTTAATGGACCGTGAGTTCGGCTATAACCAACTTGCGGCAGAATCCGCATTTGGCTATGAAAACCAATTTGCTAATGCGCAGTATGACAGAGATATTGGAATGCTATCTGCAACAGGTGAACAAAATCGATTGAATATGCAAGAGCAAGGACAACAAGATCGATTAGGTGAGATTACTGCTGGTGAGCAGGAAAGAATGACATCAGCTTTAAATAATGCTTCGCAAGAGTCTATTGCAGCAGGTAGATATGCTGCAGATACATATGAAGCAGACGCTAATAAAGAAGCAACAACGTTTACGGCAGCTTCACAAAAAGAAGCTGATATATATCAAGCAGATAAATCATTAGATGCAGCTACTCGTCAGTCTGAAGCTAGTGAGCAAGTAGCTCAAACACAAAAGGAATCAGCATTTGAAACAACAGGATTAAGAGCTCAAGCTGATCTAGGTATTGCTGAAACACAAAAAGAATCAGCATTAGAAACAACAGAATTAGAAACAGAGGCTGAGAAAGACGTTGCTACCACGGCAGCTGGTGCAAGTATGTACGGTGCCGATAGATCACTGGATGCAACTAAAGATACAAATATCACCAGTACACGAAACATTGGTGAAACAGGCGCACAAACAAGAGAAACGATGGGTCTCGAAAATCGCCTAAAAGCCAAAGATCGCGCAGATATGCATCGTTATGCACGTAGTACAGCGAGGGCTATGTAATGACTACAGCAACAAAAACAGGTAAGGTCTATCTCAACTATGTAGATCAATGGCTTGATACATTGTCTGCTGCTGAAAGTGAAGACTTCCGTGAATTTGCCGAAGCAACACCATCTGCAATTGAGATCTGGGTTTATGCAGGGATCTGTGGTTACACGGGTTCATTTGTTGATCTTTCTCGTTGGATCAAAATGAAATTCCGTAAGTTAAATCGGCGTGAAATATTAAATAGTGAGATTGCGGCATTACATTCGGATATTCAAGATTTACGAATGGCAATCACATCTGGTGAAATTAAAGGGGACAACGGATGCGCAAGATTAGCAGCACTCGAAAAAGAACTAAGGTCACATATAGAAACAAGTGACCGAATGAATAAAACAACAGATAAACGAGGTTTAATCCTTGCAGGTGCTGATCGAGTAATGCGTGAAATTACAGCAATCTTCAAAGATGATCCACAGTTTGCTGAGCCCATTGAAAATGCTATAAATGCTGTGTGGGCAAAAATCTACAGTGAGATTAGCAATGCTTGATGACATTGAAGCACTATTAGAACTGCCTCGAATTCGGGAAGTATCTACACAGTCACTCCGTGCAGAAGGACGAGTACCTAGGCTTCCACAAATGCCAGGTGTGAGCGTTGATAAATTTTTCATGTCAAATGCACGTGCGATTGAAGCAGCAGAGTATGCATATGCAGTAGGCATAGCTTATGAAGAGAAACGTCGGCGCGATTTAATTATGCGTGCTAAAGCAAGAGCTGCAGCACGTTTAGCTCAAGCCATCGCAGAATATCGCATTCGCTAGTTAGACTGATAATAAAATCAGTTAATATGGCTATTGCAAGTGCATCATTAGCATACAGAAGATCTGCTTTAATGACAGCGACGAAGGTGACGAGTAAACCACCATCGCCGGAAGTACTTGCAGCAAGAGATAATTTTATAGCGTTCTGTAGTGCTATGGGTAAGCCTCCAGCAAAGCATATGCTGGAGTGGCACAATGAATTGTGTACAGGAGAAGATAGTGAATGTCTACTAGGGATTGCAGGTCAAAATACATCGATCCTCGCACCACGAGGCTCTGCGAAAAGTACTGTCCTTGGTTTGTTTGCTGCTTGGATGATTGGACGACATGCAGCTGCCAAGAAAATGCTAAGGATACTTTATATCGCATATATGGTAGACATTAGTCGAGCAAAGTCGGCCACAATCAAAGGAATACTTACAAGTCCTAAATATCGTGAAATCTTTCCTATGGTGAGATTATCAAAGATAAAACGATCAGATGAATACTGGAGTATCGACTATGAATTTGCAGGAATTGATACGGCAGGTGAAGAAGCTTTCACCATTGCATGTGGAGGTCTCAAGGGAGCAATTACATCCAAGCGGTCCCAATTGGTGCTTATCGATGACCCTATTAAATCCGCTGCATCCATCAATAATCCGGATATACGACGTGAGATGGAACAAACGTGGTCTAATGTCATTGCACCTACTATGTTCCAAGGCGCACGGGCAATCTGTTTGGGAACCCGATTTCACTTTGACGACGTACACGCCACTCTTTTTGTTCCAAAAAATAATTGGAAACAAATCATTCAAAAGGCAGTCATAACTGACGCAGACGGGAGACAAAGATCATATTGGCCAGAATTTTGGTCAATGAAATATTTAAACGAACGTAAGCTAGAAGACCGAGTTGCATTTGCATATCAGTATTTAAATACAGCAGTACAAAGTAGAGAAGTAGGAATATCTCCAGAGCTAATCATAAAAGCTGAAGTACCTGAAGAATACGATTGTTTAGGAGTGGGAATTGACCTAAGCGCCGGTCTATCAGAAAAAAATGACTGGACAGTCTTTACTTTAGGTGGCATCAAAGATGGAAAGATTTATCTGATTGATCAACGTCGAGAAAGAACGATGGGCAATATTAAAAAGATGGATACCCTTTGTGAAATGTTATGTGACTGGAATATTCTGCTTGAAAATGACGAAGGTCAGTTCTTCCCAACCATGTCACCGTGTGTAATCTGGCCTGAAGCCGTTGCTTATCAAACATCCTTTGAAGGTGACTTCAAAAGGATTATGCACGAAGAACGTGCTTTGTATAATTTAAGCGTTAGTCCAGTCAAAGGATTTAAGGGAGATAAACTAGCAAGACTCAGAGGCGTACTTGGTCTATATGAGCATAAACGAGTTATATGGAATAAGTGGAGAAAATGGAATGTGCTTGAAGATGAACTATTGAATTTTGGACATTCATCACATGATGATGCTGTGGATTCAATGGTATTAACTATGGGAGGACTATTAAGGCGAGGTAATTTGCAATTGGATTACAATAAAGATAGTTTTGATTTATAAAAGTAATGGCTAGCGCGTGGGCACAATTATCAAAAGATGATCAAGCTGCTTGGTCGGCTACGGGAATGACAAAGTCTGAATATAACCAAAAGTATGGGAAGGGGGGAGCAACAGCTCCACCACCACCAAAAGCACCTACGCCTTCTCCTACCCCAGCTCCTTCATCAGCACAGGATTTAATCAATAAGTACACACCAAATACATCTTCAGCAACAGTACCGGCGCCAACACCTACTGCATCTCCTGAGCCTTCCTATAGCTCTTCAATGATGGCATCCTCACGGGATGAACCCGTAACAGGACCGACGTTTGAGCCAGCATCTTCTAATGAAGAACCTAGTCGATCGGCTGCTGTAGATAAATCAAAAACATGGGCAGATCTTTCTAAAGACGAACGTGCCGCTACAGGCATGACAAAGAAAGAATATAATCGTTCAAATAGTCAAAGTGAGGCTAATCAATCAAGTGGTAGTACTCAGCTCCTAGCAGAAACAGTCGATAAAGGAACACAAGGAGTGTCTGACTTTTCTGAGCTATCAAAAGATAGCAGGGAAGCATTAAGATCTACAGGTGTTACTAAGAAAGAATATAACCGTAGGGTAGGTGATGGTTCTGTAAGTAAGTTTGACATTAAATCATCTGTAAAAGCCGGAGCTGATCTTGCTGAGCTAACTCGTCTACAAGAATCTGGAGATGTGACTGATGCAGATGCTCAAAAGTATTTAAGTAAAAAAATTAAGCAATTAACGCCTAATTCAGAAGTACTGCCTGTGATAGAGGACACAATAATCGAAGCACCAGACGTCATTAGACAACCTGTAGAGAGTATAGATATTGGAGATACTGGAGGGAGTGTAAATACCGGAAACAGTGGATCTAATAACGACAGCACAAACACTATTAATATTGGTGGTAATAATCCAGGAGTAGGTGGAGGTGTTCAAAATCCAGGAGGAAGTAACAACGGCGGTGTAGATAATAGTTTTAATGAAACTATTAATCAAATCCAAGACGTTGATATTACACAAGGGAATAATCAAACCTTTAATGTCGAACAAAATAATGATTTAAACTCTGTAATCACAGGAGATGACAATATCTCTAACATTGAGCAAAATAACAGTGTAAGTAATATCGGTGGCGAACAATCAAATACGGCTAACGTAACAGGATCGTCTGCAAATACAAGTGCCTCAGAGTTCTTAAATAACTACTTAAGCCAGTTACCTGTATTACAAAACTTCTACGCTGCAGGTGGATCATTCTCAGGAAGTTCTGGTTCAAGTGGAGGTTCAAGTTCGGGGTCTGAATTACCTGAAATGAGAACAATGGATTTCCAAGATGGTAATAGGGATGGAATCGATGACAGAGATCAAAATCTAAATAATAATAATGTGGGAATTGGAAATAGCTATAACGATCTAATTAATCAAACACAAGACGTTGACGTAACCGAAAGTAATGATCAAAACTTTAACGTAACTCAAGATAATGATTTGAATTCACAAATCACCGGAAATAATAACGTCTCGAACATTACTCAAGATAACTCAGTCAGAAATTATGGCGGAGATCAGCGGAACTTTACGTATGTTTCTGGTTCAAGTGCAAATGGAGTACCTAACTATTTAACTGATAATCCAGTTAGTGCCGCTACAATGGCGGGTTACTATGCTCCTAATGATAGCCCTGCATCGAATGCAGCTTTTGTAGACCAATATCAAACAATGAATGCTGATGCCCAGAAAAAGTATAATCCATTCGGAACAGCAGAAGGATTCATGGCTCGTGGCAAAGATGTCGGCAACATGGATATGAGCATAGTCAATCAGATGAATTTATTACGTCCAGAAATTGCTTACGCTCGTTCTGATATGGCTAACCTTAATACATATGGAGATCGATATAGTGCGCCAGGATTAAAGTGGAATAGTGCATTAGGTATCTACGAACCAATTGATGCTTATGATCCAGAAGCGATTGCTGAACAAGCTCAAAATATGTTTAAGTAATCGATAGACTATTAATAAAGTAAAAGAAGCATGAACCAATTAGATAGTGGATTCAATCAAATCCTGACGGCGGCTAAAGAACGTCGAGGTGATTTGTCGGTAGACACAATGATTGTAAGTTCGCATCTAGCACAGATGAGGATGTTCATGCTTCGACGTGGTATTGAGTTCTACGCTGATCAAGATAGCTTCGGTTATAGAAAAGAATTTATTGCAAAAGTATGTGAGCATAATATGCTCGACATGAAGTTGGATAGCATTGTCGATTATTTTCTTTGTGATGGACAGGGGTTGTTTTACTTCCGTCCAGTTGGAGACGATTATCAACTTTTATATTTTCCTAAAAACAACTATCGAGCGTTTAGGGATCAAAACAATAACTTATCTAGTATTGTTTTAATTTATTCCTTTAACGTGCAAGGAAATCAATCACTAGATATGTTTGCCAACAGTGATGGAAGAGGAGGAAAGAAAAAATATATCAAGCTACAGGTATATAAAGATCGTATTGAACAAACAGTATCAGATGAAAAGATTGAATTTGAGTCTGCGCTAGGTGGACCTGTAATGAGCATGCCAGGTCAAACAACAACATTAACCAATAGCCTTGGGTTTATTCCTGCTGTAGAAGTTTTTAATCATATGGACTGTACCGGAGAAGCCACCGGTAATGGAGAATTTGAGTGGTTATCAAATCAGATCATGTATCACGATGAGCTGGTTAAAAATGTGCGAAAGAACTTAAAGTTTTTTGGCAATCCCACATTAATTTCCAGTCGTCCTAAACATGACATTATTGAAAGCGGAGAAGGTGGTGATGGATTTAGGCCAACAATTAGCAGCCAGGCTGGTTTTGCTGCAATTGGTCGTAATAGTACAAGGGTCAGTGAGCCTTTCGGAGGTGCTTCTGCATTAGATGGTCAAATTAAAGTACCTCGTGTCATTGCTAATTTAGAACCGACTGATCGCATTAGTTACTTAACACCGGACAGTGTTAGTGGCGATCAGAATATGTATATCAAACAATATAGGTCAGAAATTAGGTTAGCCCTTGGTGGTGTGGACGACATTGATTTTGGAACAGCCGCAACTGCTTATGAAATCAAAACACTATATGGACGTGTTGCATCAACAGCAGAGAAAAAAGCAAGAGCCTTATTTACTTATGGATTATGTAGGCTTTTCTCTTTAATGATCCAACATGAAGAAAGAATGTTCAATGAAAGCTTTGCAGTTGCTATTGGTCTTCAAAAACCAGAAATTCCATTGAAAGAAGACTTTCAAAATCCCGAAGAGTTTCAAGCAGCTAATGATAAGTACATGAAAGCTTTTGCATTATATGAAAATCAAAGGACAGATTCTGTGCGTGCTACACTTGAATCAGGCGAAATGCCTGATGGTGTAACTGGTCTAATTCCAGACGGCAGCACTAAAGTTAGTTGGCGTTGGATGGGCGAAGTTTTCGAGGAAAGTTCTGACGAAATTCTTCAAAACAGTATTGTTGTACGGAACCTCCAAGAAGCAGGCGTCGGTTCTATCGAAGCTCTGAAATATCTTTTCCCAAATAAAACGGAAGAAGAACGTTCAGCAATGTTATCTGGCTTCCCATTCCGCGTTGTCCAACAAACACAACAAAGCATTAATCAATTTATCGGGTTACTTGGTTCTTTATTCCAATTGCCCCATCCACAGACGCCAGATAAACCTTTAGCGTCTGATCCAAACCTTGACATTACAGGGTTTTTATACAAATCACTTGAGTATTTACGTAAGGAGTTAAGTTACAGTGGAAAGTACAAACCAAGTAGCTCAGACAGCAGTACAGCCAAGCTCTCCGATGCAGACCAGCGTCGCGCAGCCCTCGGCCGCACAGTACGCGACGAGCCAACCCCAGACATTCCAGGCATCACCGGCACCCCAGGCTCCGGTGGCACCCCAGGCTCCGGCTTACCAGGCAGCGGCCCCGGTAGCGCAGCCTTCGGCAGGGAATCCATGGCAGGAAGCGTTCCAGGCGCTGAGCGCATCTTTGAATACAAGCAGCCCCTCCCAAACCCAGGTTCCGTACTCGGCGTACCAGACACCAACGCCACAGGCCAATACCCAAGCCAACTGGGCTTCAACTCAGCCACGGCCTCAAGCCCAGTATTCGGCAGCCCCGACTTACAGTCCCCAAGCTTCAACCCAGGCTTACGCGCAGCAGCAAATGCAGCCACAGGTCGCCCAACAGGCAGAACGTCAGGTGCAGGCAGCTCCAGCCGCCGACGCGTATCTAAGCCAAATCAGCGATCAAAGTCTTGAAGTTCTTGAACATTTTGGCGCTGAAGCCCCTGCTCTATTAAATCAGTATGCATGTGCTGTAGAAGATGCTCTGATTGAGCAGGTTCAACGCGGTCAGTCCAACTCTTTGCTACTGAAAGCTGCTGGTGAAGAACGTGCCGCAATGAATCTGATGCTGACAAACCCCGATGTGTTGGCAGATTATGTCAACGAGTTCTTTGGTCCTAACGGTCCTTATCCAACAGAAACAGCTGAAGAAACTGCAGCGCGTCAACAGCATGAAGCACGAGCACAGTTCGAAGCTGAAATTGAAGCTCAAGAAAAAGGTCGTGTGCCTCAGTCATTCAATCGCCCTGAAATGACGATGCCTACACCAGGCCGTAACGTTAATGCATCCCAAGACTTCTGGGGTGGATTTAGCGAAATGATGGATAACAATCCAGAGCAGGCTTGGCAGTATCTGGCTCAAGCTCCTCAAGGTGCACTAAGTGCCAAGATGTTAGTTCAAGACGTCTGATTAAAACTGTAAGGGGATGTTAATAGCATCCCCTACAATGTAATTAATGAGTATGTAAATCAAATGCAAGATCCACGTCTATTAACTTCACGGGAATTTTTAGGTGCATCTTTAGCGCACAATGGAATTCCTGGCATGGCACGAACATCAGCGCCGGAAGTGCCAAATATGTATTCAGGTCCTGATGCTCAAGTTGGTATGAATCACCAGCCTACGAGTCAAGACCGGTTGAAGCTTCAGAGTTTTAATCAAAATGCAAATACAGCAGTTTCAGGTGCACAAGCAAATGCAGTGCAACAAACACGGAGAGATCAATTAGTTACTGATAATCAAGCTTATCGTACACAGCAAGTTTTTAGCAGTTATATGGAAGACGTTTTAGCTGAAACTGGCAGTGATGCTATTAAGGCAATGGGTAATCAAACTCCTATTGAAAGCAAGAAATTCAGAACTGATATTGCTACTCAAAAAGCCATGACAATGGGAATTAATCCCAATTTAATTCTGAACGCACTAGAACAAAATCGCCATATGGCCTAATTAGATACAATAAAGAAGTTAATAATAGACATCAATTGTGCGTTTAGCTGGAGAACAAACTAAACACGATCCTGAGGTGTTTCAAACAATTTGGAAACACTTAAAAACAGATGGCGTGCCAGACCAGGCAGCAAATCACCTGACTGCTGAAATGCTTCATCATGGTGAAGATTTAGATAGTTCAATTGAACAATATGAGCGCAACTACAGTAATTACCGGGAGAAAGGTTATAACGAACATGCCGCACAAGCTATGGCAGTTGAATCACTAGAAACGGGAGAAAATCCAGAAGAAAGTATTCGTTTTGCAAGAATCTATGCTCAGTAGATTAAAATATATAATTGACTAAAACATACTTTTAGACTAATATTAAGTGTGTAGAGAAACATTTATATGCCACAAACAAAACTTTCAGGTGACTCAGTTCGTGCATATCTTAGAGATATTGGTCGGATTCCTCTTTTAGAGCATGAAGAAGAAATTCTGCTCGGAAGAAAAGTCCAAAGGCTAATGGAATTGCAAGAAAAGAAAAAAGTCTTGGAAATTTGTGATGAAGAGCTTGCAGAGCATTTGGAAATCCCTTTTAGCCAACTTAAGCGGGAGCTTCGAGATGGAACTAAAGCCAAAGACAAGATGGTCACTGCAAACCTTCGGCTGGTTGTGTCAGTCGCTAAGAAATACACCAAGCGCAATATGGAATTGCTCGACATTATCCAAGAAGGAACGATTGGTCTCGTGCGTGGTGTGGAAAAGTTTGATCCTGGTCGTGGTTATAAGTTCTCTACCTACGCTTATTGGTGGATCAGGCAAGGGATCACTCGCGCAATCGCTGAAAAGTCGCGGGCGATCAGGTTACCAATTCATGTTACAGAAAACCTCAACAAGCTTAAGAAAGCCCAGCGTGAATTAAGTCAGCTTAATGGTGAAATGCCTAATGTCTTTCAGTTGTCGGAGTACTTGAATTTGTCTGTAGAAGAAATCAAAGATTTAATGTGTAAGGCACGGCAACCAACATCACTGGAAATAAAGATCGGAGAAAATCGAGACACCGCATTGATCGATTTACTGGAAGATGAAACCCAGCTGCCTGATCTATTACTTGAACGATCATTCATCAAAGAAGATGTACAGGAGTTAATTGACGAATTACCGGAGATGCAAGGTGCAGTTATTGCAATGCGCTACGGAATTGGGGATAATTGTTTAGAGCCAATGTCAATGACAGCCATTGGTCAGCTGTTAAATATGTCAAGAGATAGAGTTCGAACACTAGAACAGAAAGCGATCCGTAATCTACGAGAAATGAAGTTTGAAATTGGCGGCTATCTGTAAATTACAATAAATATAGGTGTAAGCAATGTTGTAATGGATGTCACGACTGAAGTTAATAACTCACTCATATCTATGGGTGGCAGCGGTACTACGTATGCGCCTTATTTGGCGAGTGCAAAAACGTTAAACTATGCAGCCGATAAATCATCTATCCATAATGCAGCGATAGAGACGATTACTGCAATACCTTTCTCATTGAATTACAAAGATAGTATTGGATTGTTTGGAACTGAAAACGTCTTTATCAAGCTGCAGTTAAACGTTATCAGTTCAACCTCATTATTTTCGAATATTACAACCATTGAAAATGATTATCTACCTGTATGGACGTTTTTCGAAAATACAGTAGTCAACACATATGAAAGCGGGGTTTTAGACTTCGCAACCATTGAAGGGACAGTGAATACTTACGAATCAGCAGAAATAAATAATGACTTATCGGTGTTTGCAAACTTATATGTTCGTGTTGATCTAAAGAACTTAAAAACTGGAAACAAGTATATTGACAGTTGGTTCGACGTTCGTATATATACACGGGATAAACAGGAATTTCCATATGACACTATTTATTTAAACAGAAATGATTACATCTATCTAGGGTTCCATGCACGGAATACTAAACGTTTACCGTATAACGTTGAAGTAGACATTGGAAATGAGTATCTTGAGTACGATGATTTAACAAGTGCTCAAAAAAAGCAATCAGTTTGAATCTTCTAAAATATCAATACATTCTTCGAGCAACTGTGCTTTAGTATGCCCATCGACTAAATCGAAGCCAAGCTCCACTGCCCAACTTAACAGCTGCTTTTTAGTCATTTTTTTAAGTTCTTCAACTGTAGTAGTGACTTCAATAATACTTTCACTTTTCTCTTCAGCAGGATCTGCATCGACAGCTGTAGAAACTTCAACAGAAGGCTGAGAAACAATTTCAGGTAGAACAGTAACTTGCATCGTTGACTGCTCGATTGCTGTAGGTACGGGCTCTTCTACTTGAGGTAGACCGGCTAACGTTCGCTTAAGTACAGATCCACCACTAATCTTGGAGAACTGATACTCAACTAATACCTCAGTTGTGTTAGCAGAAACAACAGCAATACGCTCAAGATGACATTTTGGAAAAGTGAAGTTGCCAAAGCCGTCGTGTCGAATTTCAACATGCATACCACCTTTGACATGAGGTACAACCAAACGAACAACAGCACCATTATTAAGTTCAACACGGAAAATTGCACAATCGATATACTGACTACCTGCACGATTCCACCAACGAATAAAACGATTAACAGTTCCTCGTGCTGGTTGAATAAGTTTAATTCTCCCTTCCGTATTATTTTCAATAACGTGATTACCACCTTTAAAGACAACTCTATCAGTCATTTGATTGTTCTAAATATCTTTTTTTATTTTAGTCTGTTTTGAGGTCTGATAGTTTTACCCAATGTAGATTATTGGCTCGACAATCAGCACGATTACCATTGATATGATGAATACGACTACAGCCTTTCGTTCGTCCATACGGTGTAGGAGGCATTCCTAGAAAAGCATAGGCAACAAGAACATGTATTTGTACAGTAAGAATGCTTCGCCTGCCAATTCGTTGAGTTAAATTCACTGTTAAGTATCCATTCTTTTTAAGTTTAGGTTTCAAGAGTCTTTCTATTTCTCCCTTAGTACTTTTTACATCACCTTTTTCATTTACGTAGTATTCAATACAGCTTTCAAAACCTGGCAATGTATGAACAGGAACCCATACATCGCAATCAATAAATTCCATTCCCTAAAATCCTGGGGGACACATTTAATTGTAGACGAACAATAAATTACCATACAATCATGTGACTAAGTCGAAGTCACTCATAAACCTTTTAGCTTACGGAGTTAATCCCTATGTGGATTGATAATGATTTTCCGAAGCTTCTTGGTGCAGAACTGTATCGTCCTCACCCCGCCTACATCATTGAAATGGCTGTAGAGCCTGTGGTGGTTCACGATTTCTCAAAGCAACCCGGTCAAACTGTTCAGCTTGATCGTTATCGCTTCTGGGGCAAACCTGGCACCAAGGAGTCCCGTGAGCGGACTGCCGATCAAACACTTGGCACCGCTTCTGCACGCAATATTGTGAAGGACAAAGTGCTGGTGACTCTTCGTGAGTACACCGGTCCTGCTGATACACGCGATACAGCTGCTCCTTCTACCTTCAAAGTTGCACGTGAGACCCTGATCACTGCCCAGCGCTTGCTGCTGGACACTGGCAACCTCAACGTGTTCCACCAGTCCATCGGTTCTCTGACACTGCTCGATGACTATCGTCGTTGGCGTGATCGGGTCTTCGCTAACGAGCTTCTGAAAGCTGAAGCCAATGGTGAAGCCAACAAAGAGCAAGGTGGCTATTACCTGCCCGGCAGTAAGGCTAAGGGTGGTTCTGGCGGCACACTGGGTGTGACCTATGCATCCGGCGAGTCTGCAAAGTTCGATATCACTACTGACCTTCTGGAAGTCGTGAAGGACATGCGCAAGCGTAACGTCCCGACTTTTGCTGATGGCTACTACCGCTGCATCGTGGATCCGACCGCGATGATGCACCTGCGTCAGAACTCTGACTTCCGCGAGATTGCTCGCTATCCGGGTCAAGGCATGATTAACCCCATGCAACCCAACGCAGCACCTAATGCCAACTTCTATCAAGGCATGGGTCCTGCATACGGCCAAGCTGGTTTTGTAGCCGGCCAACCCGTTATGCCAACTGGCTTCCTTTTCGAAGGTGTCCGGTGGTTTGAGTCCACCAACCTGCCTGAAACAACCTACAACCTGATCATTACTGATAAGGCTGCTGGCGCTGCTGACTACACAGCATCTCAGTTGATCTTCTTCGGTCCTCAGGCTGTCGGCGTCGGCATCGGTGGTAACAACGCTCAGATCCTGTTGAACAACAACGATGACTTCTCTCGTTTCATCATCATGATCTGGTCTCTGTTTGCCGGTTTTGAAGTTCTCAACAAGGACTTCATCACGGTTGGTTACTCTTTCGTTTACTGATAGGAGGTAACTAACAATGTCCGTGATTTTTCCTGGTAATTACGTAGCCGACCTCAACGCATACCGCGAACAGGGTGTTTATGCGACCCCTGGTGTTGAGTTCTATCAAGTGCGCGGTGTGGCTCTGGTAACAGCGAACCTGACTGGTGGTGGCACATTGTCCCCTCAGATTCTGTCTCCTGACCTGCGCCAAGACGATAAGCCCCGTCTCGATAAGGCATTTAAAGTGCCTGCTGGCTCTACTGTTTATCGCACTGCTATCAACGTCGTGAACCTCAAAGCTTCCGGCACTGATACTGTTCGTGTTGATGGTTTAACTACCACAACCAACACTGAAGCTACTTTGACAGCTTCTTCCGGTGTATTCCCCGCTGCTGGTGCAACAACCACCTTCGACTTCGGTACTACCAAGTCCGTCGAGTCTAGCGAGATCACCATTAGCGCTCCTTACTCCGGTGCTCTGACCATCGATAATACCGATGAGCAAGCATATGTGATCGTTGAGGTGTGCTACTGCAAGGATGCTGCAGCTCCCGTTGCTGACGACTGCAATGTTCCTTATAAAGTTGAAGCCGGTTCAGGCACCTGATCGTTCAACTGATAACAATCAAACGCCCTCTTGGGGGCGTTTTTTTGTGCCTATAATATTAGGGAAGACAAGAATAGATTATGTCAAACTTATTTCAAGACTCAAAGACAGGTAAATTAGTTGAGTTTATCAATAAGCACGATAAAGAGTATGCAATGGTACGTGATGCTGGTGGCAATATTACGTATGTAGGGATTGATCAGTTAGTTCCTTATGACCGAGAAAAAGGTCGGTTAGCCAAAGTAGCAGCGCCTCAAATTGCACCAGAACCTGAAGAGCAACTGCCTACAACCGTCGTCCCTATTGAAGATGCACGTTTAAATCTTAATACGGCTCCTGCAGAACAAATTGCAAAACGTTTGCCAGGTGTTGGTTATGCAACTGCAAAACGGATTGTTGAATTACGTATGTCATTATCAGGTGAGCGATTTGCAAATTTATCACAGCTAGAAAATATTCCACGAGTTAACTGGGAACAATTAATCGAAGAGGATTTGATTTTTATTAGTTAAACTAGTACTAGTATTATCAAAAGAGATAGATGCTCACTATTGAAGAAGCACTGCTATTTCAAGCTGTAAAAGACGAAGAGGATCGCGAAGCGGCGATTCAACAAGCTGCAGTAGCAGGCGGTTTAGGAGGTGCTGGAATCGGTGTGCTGGGTGGCACAGTTCCTCATTCAATTGGAAATACAATTAATAGAGTAAAAGATGGATTAGCAGCTAAACAAGGTTTATCTCCAAGAGTTCCATATGGAACACGTTTAAAGCCAGGTTTTCGAATGGCAGGTGGTTTAACAGGTTTAATTTTAGGTGGAGGACTTGGAGCTGGAACTGCTGCGTTAATGAAAAAAGATTCAGAAGCAGGGCAAGTGTTAGCAAGCATTCAAGCTAATAGTGGCCAAGTAAGTGCTGATGATGCTCGACGTTTGGAAATGATATTGGGTGATATCTACAATAATCCTTCTCAGGTAGTGTAATGGAACTCAACGAATACGACAAATCACGAGTTAGGTTCCATTTAGGCTTTAACGTCGGTGCTCAGATCCCTGCTGGCGATCGAGCCAGACTAGAAGAAGCATTATCGTTAATCCCAGATGAATACTGGTTAGAGCAAGTCAACTATCATATTCAACGATGTGACAATGCTTGGAAAGTAAGTGCATATTTTCCAGACGATATTTTAGATCCGAATGGAACTGGTGTTGTCAACTTTTCACGTCAGGAAGTTATTTCAGGCGATGTTCAAAGGACAATCAATACATCTGATCCACTTAAAGGCGACGAATACTATCGTGAAATTTATTTGCGTGAATGCGATCGATTAGCCGAGACGTTGTATGTACCTAATTATCGGCGTCCTGAAGTCAGACGATATGCCTTTGAACGAACTGGTGCAGAATTTATCATGGCAATTCCTGGTCCAGCAGATACAGCTGTTGGTTCACGGATTCAACTAAATCAAAGTTGGAGATAATTGTAGAATAGATTTAGATAATTACAGATAGCACTATGTATCCTGTACAGGGAGGAACCCCGAAGATTACAATCAACAAACCGGATCCTCGTGAGTATGAAGCTGAGCTAGCTATGCAAGAACGAGAGGCAATTAAACAACTTCCCGAAGCTGTATCACGGACACGTACAAAGTATGGTGCCGTAACTACTCTTGAGGAAGATATCAAAAATCCAAATTTTTCTCAAGGATCTTCAGCTGCAAACGCACCAGTAACATCTGAAACAACTGGAAGGATTGGAAATGGAATTGCTACGTCATCAACTGTTGTACCTGACCAAGATCCAGACAAAGTGCAGATGGATGCAATCATGAATGAAAAACATCGGCGTCGTCTAGATATTATTGCTCGGGCAGCGAGTAATGCTGACGATAGCAACAATAATCGTCAACAAACAATGAGGGCTTGATCATGGCAAAAAGTAAACTTCAAAATGCAATGATTCTCGACGAGAATCGTTTTAAACTTGCAAAACAAATGCCTGTTGTTCAAGGCGGTCCTATGAACAACAACCCAATGAACGTAACTAGTATTCAAACGGATAGTGGCAGTTTAAGTGGATTTTCTCAATATCCTTACGGAGATATGGGTGTAGCTGGTTTAGCTGGTGTAGGAACAAATGCTGTGTTTCCCGTAGAAAGGTCAAAATTACCTGGTAATACACCAATGGGCACACGACTAAATAATAAAGCCCCTTATGGTTTGCAACAGCAGCCGTCAACACAAATGGCAGATGCATTGGAAGGTTCACGTCTAGCTAACGATGCATCTAACCGTGGTTTATTTACTAACATGGCAATGGGTCCAATTGGTTCACAGGTTGTTGCTCCTGGTCAATTTCCTGGAAACATGCCAAATACTAGTGGCCCATCTATGCAGCAATTTATGCCTACAGCATCAGTTAATCCAATGACGCCAGGTGCTAATAAAACAGTTATCAAAAAGAAATCTAGTAAAAACAAAGGTAAAGCATAATGGCATCTACAGCAACAAACAAACAACCACTTCTGGTTGATCGTGTATTTCATGCAACAGTGGCAGGAAATACTTTGACATCAGGATCTGCAACATCCTTAGACATTCTTGGAACTAATGAATCCAAGGTCTTAATGAACTGCTCACAAAATGATGGTGGAATCATCGAAGATTTGTATGTACTAGCACGAAGTACAACCGCTTATAAAGCATTGTTTTACTTCAGTACAAGTATCGACTACCTTCGTCCTACAGAAGCAACCTATGTTGGACAACTTACTAGTTCAACTACAGCTGGCACAAAAACATCGTCTACTGATTTGCCAAAAGTATTAGCACCTTTACCTGGAGCTGGTAGCAGTTCACAGGTGTCAGCACTATATGTACCGAAAGGAACAGTGCTCTGGTGTTCATTACAACTCGCTGGACCTGCTAATTCTTCTGATACACCAATTATTGGAGCGCAAGGCGGATTCTACTAATGCCTAGAAAGCAAAATGGCTTTGGTTCAGCATCGTCATTTGCCTTTAACAAAGTCAACAATAAAGTAAGCCAAGGTAAGCGACTAGGAGCTGCTGGTTATTATCCAAGTGATCGACAATTTGGAACTAGTGTTCATCGCTCTGTCATTGAGCAATATGATCTGGATAGTAAATGGGTGAGTTGGAGAAAAGGATTAGAGTTTTATTATCAAGCTGCCTGGAATAAACTGCAAAGAAAAAATCCAAACTATGATCCTTACGATCCCACCAGTAAAGAGATGGTAGATTTAGATATTAATGCAAAGCTTTATCAAGGTACAGCTGGTGAAATAGACGTGAGATTTGATGGTTACAGATTTGCGACTAAAAACTCAGATACAGCCAATCACTATGTAATTAAAAGAACCCCTGTTAATCCATTGTCTTTAGGTGTTGTATCATCTGTTCTCAATAATCAAGATACATATTCAAATAATTTTGAAAGAGGAGAAGTCTGGGCACGCGTAACTCCATCAACACAATCATTTATGTTGCGCAATATGATTGGTGAACGAATTACTGATGGAGTCAGTGAAGCATCAATCGCTAATGTACTCACACAAAATGAAAAACCATCTATTTATACAGGCAAAACTCTAGATCCTGATAATCAATCTACAGTAAAAATTACTGTAAGTAAAGCGTCCTTATTAGCATCGAGCCATGTCATTGCTAATGGTGGTGATATAAATAGTATTATTGGTGAGCTTGGTTATGTCAAAGATTTTTATATTGAACAGCCTATTACTTCAGCATTCACCTTTGAGGATGTAAGCAATTATAGTGCAGCAACAGGCAATCAAGATTACTTTACTGTTGATGCTATTTTTACAAAGACTGGAGTAAGTTTTGACATCCTTGATCAAGATAATGAGTTTCCGCCAACACTAATTGACATTTCAGCATTAACAAGTCTGTTCACAGCTGCTAATGCGGATATAGAAATATCAGGTAAGTATTTCTATAACAAAGAGCTTTATCAGCGTTTCTTTGGGCAAAAATATTTGACAGCAGATGTTGTTCGATCAGAGGTAACTACAGCATCATTTGTGGTGTTCCCTTTTACAATATTATCTATCAAAGAAGTGGGAAGCAATGTTGAAATTACATCGGTTCCATTTTTAGGAGAATGTAAGTTATTTGCACCTTTAGGCAGTCAAGCAACAGTCATTTTTAATGATAAAAGCTTTGCCAAAACAGAAATTGATACAGATGCTACTGGTAGTTATTATCACGATGACGTGAGGGACGAAAGTGGCAACTCTTTGCCTCAATGGACAATTATCGACACTGATGTTGATCCATGGGCACAGACGGTCTTTAGCTCGGGACAAGGGCTTGTTCCTGCTGTGATCTATGCCTGTAGTTGTCCAGCTCATTCCCATGCTCAGTTACGGATGCCTCAAGCGACAGAGAGTGACGAAAAACGCAAGCTCAACAGGCAACAGCGGTTTCCACTTCCGACTGCATTAGGACTTGATCGATTTAACGAGGGAGCTTTAACTCAAATTGGAGGCATAGTTCAATCATGGGCCACGCCTGAATATAAGTTGTCTTACAAACAATGTAAGCATTCAATTGCTGCTCGCTTTATTGAAAGAAACAAAACAAAAGAACCGAATAGTTATCCATCATTTTCATCACGACAGCGATTCGAAGAAAAATTAAAATCAGAGATTAATGACATTGGAGAAGAGTTCCGTATGTCTTACGAAAGAAGTGGTTTGAGTACATTGGAAATTGTTTTTTCGATGGCAGAAGCGTTAAACTTAGATGACGCAGAGCTCGCTTTTGTTATCTTAAATTCAAAATAAGTTTGCCGATACAATAGAAGAAAGTGAGCAGGTACTAAAGTGTCAGACGGTTATTCAGGCATAGCAGATGCTTTAAGCAATTTACTTCTTAGAAACGGATCTGTTGCAAAAGATTATCAGCCTAATTTTCAGGGCATTGTAGACGGCATTAATGATATCTCCCGAGAATGGAGTGGAGCGCAACCTGGATTATATCCACCTGGTTGGGCAACTTCAGAATCTAATGGAGTTGTAACCGGTACGTATCTAAATGCTCCAACAAATGGACAACTATGGTTTGATACACGCCATGGCCGTTTAATGGTTTATGTAGAAGATGGGTTTTATCAAGCTAATGGTGCAGATATTTTGACACGTGTAAGTAATGATCAGCCAACAACCGCACAATCAATTGATGGAGCACTATGGTATCAGCCTTCCTCAACAAATTTATATCTATTTGATGGTACAAATTGGATTAATATTAGTATTACAGCAGTTTCTGCATTAAAAACAAGTTTGTACAATGCTGTAAATACATCAACTGATTATGCAAGCTTAAAAGCTAATCTATTGTCAGCATTAGCTTAATACGTTGCTAGGATGATTACATAAGTTCCGATATGCTTATGTTTACACCTGAAGATTTTCAGTTATCACTCGAGTCTCAATTAAAACTTCGAGTTATTAATGACGAAGTTGATTCTTGTAAAGACATATCAATTCTCCAGGAACAATTAAAAGCGTCATCCGAACTGATGATGCGATATCAAACTATTTTGCATAGAATTTTGAAAGAACAGTTGTTAAAAAAACTCGGAGACTTTACTGATAAAATAAAAGAAGATTCATGAATAATAGCAATGCCAACATTGGGGGAAGGTAAAATCAAGTTTGGACGATCGTACGTCTACTTAAATCCTCAAATCAATGGGCAATATAGTAGCGTCGGAGTATGGCGTTTAACAAATCAGGATATATCATCAGGTGTAGATACATCAGATTTAGTTTTATCTGCACCAGTAGAAAGCGGATCTCCTACTATAAATATCGGACAACCTCTTTATATTAATTCGTCTGGAAATGCCGAACTAGCTGATGCTTCAGCATTATCAACAGCTCGTGTAGTAGGCCTTGCTACTGTAAGTGCCGCCGCTGATGATATTGTTTCATTCACAAGAAATCAGAGTTTAACAATACCAAATGTTAACATCATTGTTGATAATGTTACTGATGGATTAATAGTGCCTGGTGAGTATTATTGGTTGAGTACAAATACAGGAAAACTAACAAGGACACCTGATAGTACTACGACGGGTAGTGTATTACTTCAAGTTGGACTAGGTGTAACTACAAGCGAGTTGCAAATTGAAATTCAAGCTCCTGTGGTAATTTAACATGGCTGACCGCTCATTAACTGTTTTAAATCCAAACGGTTATCAAGAACTTTTGCAGACAACAGATCGATTAGTTATTGCTTCTAGCTCGTTACTGGCTGCAACAGAATTAAACGATGCTTTAACAGGTACGACAGCTTCCTTTACAGGCAATGTCACTATCAATGGTACACCTTCAGCCGATACAGATGCTACTACATTATCGTTTGTAAATACCGCAATTGCTGGAGTTACGCTTACGGCTTCTGCTCCTATATCAATTAATAACCTAGATATTCAAATTGCAGCAGCAACCGAAAGTTCTGCTGGCTCAACAAGGTATGCAACAAATGCTGAATGCATTTCAAACAGTTCTGTAGATGCTGCTGTTAAACCTAATCAGTTACCATACATCCTCGATGATCTAACATTTGTAGGCACATCACCTTTAACAATAGCTGAGTCACCGGCAAATACATATACGATTGGTGTTAACGAATCAACAACAACTACAACAGGAATTATTCGATTATCAACAACATCAGAAGCTGCTGCTGGCACAGTTACATCAACAGCAATGACACCAAAAAATGTTGCTGATGCGATTACTGCTATTCCAGATTCTACTGACACTGCAAGAGGTTTAATTCGAATAGCGACAAGTACAGAAGCAACAACCGGTACAGCATCTGATATTGCTGTAACACCTGCGCAACTCACAGCAAAAGTTGATACTGTTGACGTAACGGCAACACTTCCTTTAACAGTTTCGCAAACAAATAGAGAATTTAATTTGTCGGCGAATTATGCAACAACAAGTACATCAGGTGTTATCCGTCTTGCAACAAGCTCTGAAATAACTGCTGGAACGGCAACAAACGTTGCTATTACACCAGCTAACTTAGAAACTCGATTAAATGGTTTAGAAATTGTTAGCGCTGATACAACAAATGAAGGTTTAATTGAAATAGCGACTAATGACGAAGTAGTTACAGGAACAGACAGCGATAGAGCAATTACAGCTGCTGGTTTAAGATATGCGCTTGATCAAACAGATTATTTACTTGATGGTGGAACATATTGATTAGAATAGTTATAGGATTTTTCCTGTATAGATAGGGTTTTTACCATGAAGATTCAACTTAAGCGCAGTAATGTATTGGCGTCGGGTGCTGCAAAACAGCCTACAGCGTCCCAATTGGAATATGGCGAACTTGCAATTAATTACAATACAGATGATCCAGCATTATTCTTGAAAGATAGTAATAACAATATTATTCGTATTAGTGGTGTTGGAAATATTGCAGATGATGGATTAACTAATGTGCCAGCAGGTACTAATCCTCCAACAAACCCAACGCCTGAATCTGGAAATCTGTGGTACAACTCTGATGATGGACGTTTATATATTTATTACGTTGATGCAGATACTTCTCAGTGGGTAGATGCAAGCCCAGACAGTTGGGATCCAACTGTTATGCCTGTTACGACCAATCCAGCAGCTCAAACAGGCACATTAGATGATCGCTATGTAATGGAAAATGGCGACACAATGACTGGTGATCTGGTCATGAATAACGCCAATATTATTTTTGAAGGGTCAATAGCTGATGATTTTGAAACAACACTAACAGTCTCTAATCCAACTGCTGATCGTACTCTTACACTGCCGAATGTTTCTGGTGCGCTTGTTTCGACTGGTGATAGTGATACTGTTACAGGAACAATGATTAGTAATAATACGATTAGCGATACCAATATAAATTCAAGTGCAGCCATTGCAGGAACAAAGATTAATCCTAATTTTGGTGGTCAAGATATTACAACAACAGGTTCTATAAATGTAGATACCGTATCTGACAACTCTCACGTAAAAATTCTCACAGGATCTACTCCTGCTGAACGCTTTCGTATTGCTGTTGGCGGTCAAATTGGATTAAGTGGTGAAAATTATGGCACAGTAGGCCAAGTAATTACATCTAATGGTTCTAATAATGCTCCAACGTGGGAAACTATTGATTCTCAGACTCTTGCTGGTGTTGCAGCTTCTAATTATGTAAGAAGCGATCAAGGTGACAGCCTCACTGGTACTTATACGATCACTTCTACTAGCACTGACACTCCGGCACTTAAGATCTTTCATGATGATTTTGATGAAGGTCTAATTATTCACCGTAATCACAGCACTAATAATCCCGCTATTGTGTTTGAAAATACAACAGCTCAGCAAGGAATTTTACATGCTGACAATGGTGTTCTTACATGGCGTTCAGGTACAGGTAGTGTTGACGGCACTATTTACACCTCTGCTGATGGTGTAGCGCTTACAAGTGGAGCTACATTTACTGGCGATGTTCGTATTGATGGTGATGCTGATTTACGGGTTGGTGATGGTGCTGCTAACGAGCGCATCTTAATTCAAAAAGCAGACAATAATGTTTCCGATCATATTATCTTCTATAACGGCACCTCGCGAGTAGGAGAAATTGGATGCGAAGACACCACCTACCTACGTCTTAATCAAGAAACAGATAAACCTATCTATACACCGCGATACATCAGAGCAGATGGTGGTTTCTTTGTTGACGGTACATCTAAAGGTATTAATGGTTCCGGTAATTTCGTAGGTGGCACAATCGCCGGCGCTTCTGATTACAGCACTTTGTTGCGATCAAATGCTGCTGATACGATGACCGGAATGCTCACTTTGAATCATGCTGGCGATGAAATGCTTCGACTGCAGGATACAAGTTCTTCTGGTAATCCGTATGTGACGTGGTATCAGGCTGGTACTCGACGTGCTTATATTCAATACATTGATAGTGGAGATAAATTATATCTCAAAAATGACGCAGGAAATACTGGCCTTACAATCGATGGTGGTACTAGTGGATTACAATGGTCTAGCGGTAGTAGTACTTGGACTGTTTGGCACTCTGGTAATGACGGAAGTGGTTCAGGTCTAGCTGCTGACACACTAGACGGATACCATGCGTCTACTAGCCGAAGTTCAGCTAATACTATTCCAATTCGTAATAGTAGCGGTTATATGGATCTTGGTTGGATCAACACAACGTCAGGAAGCACAACCAATACAATTACAAAGGTTTATGCCACCTACGGCAGCGACGCTTACATCCGATATTGCACTCCGAATCATTTAGCTAATGCGATGAGCAATGTGGTAAAAACCGCTGGCAGTTCAATGAGCGGGACACTTTATCGTGGTTCGTCTACTGCTGGTCAAAGCAATACAACTACGGGTTGGGCGCTTGGCAACGGCACATTACATGCTAGTGGTTCAGCCACTCCTGTTTGTTTCAATGTAAATGCCAACACTGTGCTATGTTCTTTACGGCGCAGTGGCACACAAAAAGGAAGGATTAATGTAGACACAAGCCGTGCTTATTTTTATGCAACTTCTGATTACAGGCTCAAAGAAAATGTCAGTCTTATGACTGATGGAATTGAGCGAGTCAAACGGCTCAAACCATCATATTTTAGATGGATTGAATCTCAAGATTCTGATGAAGGTTTTATTGCTCATGAACTTGCTGAAGTGTGTCCGGGTGCAGTTGACGGAGAAAAAGATGCTGTTGATGACGCAAGCAATATTAAAGAACAAGCTGTTGAATACTCCTATGTAACACCTGTCTTAACAGCTGCCATTAAGGAGCTTATTCAAAAGGTTGAAACATTAGAACAGCAAGTAGCAACTTTAACTGGAGCTTGATCTAAAACAAACAGCCAATTGATGCACGTTTGCATGCACAGAAGTACTCGTTAAAATATAACTATATTACTGTGCATAGAAATGGCTGCTATTGATTTTCCAACAGCAACTTCAAATGGTCAAACGTTTGAAGCAGATACAGGTGTAGTTTATACTTATGTCGGAACTCCTCCCAATGGTTACTGGTCGGGAACATTTACAACATCTGGTTTTGCCATTTTAGATCAATATATTGCAAAAAATGATGCAAATACTATTCAAACAATTCAAACCCAAGGTCTCAAGTTCAACAACGGCAGTACAGATACAATTCTGATCGACGGACTTAATAGCAGAATTGGAATCGGTACTACAACAACAAGCGGTGCATCGACATATTATGATGATTTAGTTATTAACAATACTGCTAGCGGTACAGGATCAGGTATTACTCTTTTAGCAAACGCCACAAATGGTTCTAGTGCCATTGATTTTGGGGATACGGATGCTATTGGTCGAGGCCGTATTAGTTATAGTCATGCTGTTGATAATTTGATAATTGACGTTGCAGGCACCGAAGCCGCTCGAATCGACAGCTCGGGAAATATTGGGATTGGCACTACTTCAATAGATGCTTCTTTGCATGTAAAAGGTGCTGGTACTCATGGAACTTTTGTACTAGAAGCTGGTGGTACGTCGGGAATTAGCAATCAAATATACATCCAGGGTCATAATAATGCTGGCACATCTCTTGGTGAGATTAATTTTGAAGAGACTGCTGCTAACCAAGGTGCGCTTGTTTTCAAAACCAATGGAGGCTCTGTTGCCGAGCGGATGCGAATCGACAGCTCGGGAAATGTTGCAATTGGACCAAACACGCAAGGACATGGATTACTTACACTTTCACAATCTGCGTCATCTGCTTTTAATGCTTTAGTTATTCAGCAAGGTAATACTGGCTCAGCAGCAACTGATGGTCTGCATATTGGTATTGACAGTGCTGTTGACTCATACATCATTCATAAAGAAAATAGGGCATTATATTTTGGTACTGCTAACACCGAACGCGCCCGAATCGACAGCTCGGGCAGGCTCTTAGTTGGTACGTCTAGTAGTCTCTTTGGGTCTACTAATGTTCAATGCGGAAACACTGGCGGAAATAATTTTACGGGTATCCGTTACTCAACAGGAGCAGGAGGCGCACAACTTGTATTAGGGCACAGTCAGAGTAGTACCGTAGGAACCAACGTACTTCTTTCTAATGATGATTACATTGGCTCTGTTGAATTTAGAGCAGCCGATGGCTCAAATTATCTTGTTGGTGCAAGTATTGATGCACGTGTAGACGGCACACCTGGCGCTAACGACATGCCGGGGCGTCTAGTGTTCTCCACTACGGCGGATGGGGCGAGTTCTCCGACGGAGCGGATGCGAATCGACAGCTCGGGCAACCTCGGGGTGGGCACGCAGAGCCCATTTAGCGATGCAAAATTAACTGTGGACAACGGCGGCAGTGGCGATGTAGCTATTGCTCTTTCCAGAAGCGGATCAGGCCAAAATGATGCAGCAATCGTTAATAGTGCCGGTGAACTTGTATTCAAAAATGGATTTGCTTCTACAGTTAGCGGTATGTCTGAGCGGATGAGGATCGACAGCTCGGGCAATGTGGGACTGGGCAAATCAAGCAACCTCTTTTACCGATTAACGTTCCAAGAAGGTGCTGGTGATGCTAATCGGATTGGCTGGGTAAGCACATCAGGAAACAGAAAAGCAAGTATTGATTGCGGTAATACTGCTGCACTAGTATTTAATATCGGCACAAGTGATACTGAGCGGATGCGAATCGACAGCTCGGGTTCTCTGAAAATAACAGCAGGTACTAACGTAGATAATATCTACTCTTATGCTGCAGCAACCGGAACTTCAGCGGTATGTTTTAGAGGCGGTCACTCTGCGACAGCAGGAAATCCTGGGACTGGTACAGATAGTATTTACATTTTTGCTAACGGTAACATTCAAAATACAAACAATTCTTATGGCGCAATCTCTGACGCCAAGCTGAAAGAGAACATCGTTGACGCCCGCTCCCAGTGGGACGACATTAAAGCTCTTCAGGTTCGCAACTACAACTTCATCGAAGGACAAACACACACTCAAATCGGTTTAGTCGCCCAAGAGGTCGAACCCATCAGTCCTGGCTTGGTTTATGAGTCTCCAGACCGCGATGCCGAACGTAACGACCTTGGCACCGTCACCAAATCGGTGAACTACTCAGTGCTCTACATGAAAGCGGTGAAGGCGCTTCAGGAAGCAATGGAGCGTATCGAAACCCTTGAGCTTCCTGAGCTTCCCAACGAAAATCCAATTAATATAAGACAGACAACGTCTCTACTGAATAATCCTTTTATTACTTTCTTGAATAGTAGTGGGGATACTGCAGGATCAATCATTCAAAATGGCGTTAATTCTGTTACTTATGCCACATCTTCTGATTATCGACTGAAAGATAACGTCGTTGAGTTAACTGCTGCAATCCCCCGTTTAAAGCAGTTGGCACCTAAGAGGTTTAATTTTACTGCAGCTGCTGATGTCACAGTTGATGGGTTCCTTGCCCATGAAGCACAAGCTGTTGTTCCAGAAGCAGTTACAGGAAGTCATAATCAAGTCGATGGAGACGGTAATCCAGTGATGCAGGGAATTGATCAATCTAAACTTGTACCGTTATTAACGGCTGCACTGCAAGAAGCTATTGGAAGGATTGAAACATTAGAAACAAGGATTGCAACTTTAGAAGGTAGCTGATTGGTACTGATATCACGACAAGTAATCCTCACTTAAGTGGGGATTTTTTGTTAGATTAAAATCTGATTTGTTATATCAAATGGCTTGCAAAAAATCTGAACTTGTATCTGCAATCAATTCTTTCGGCGCTGCTCGTGCCAGTGGTGACAGTAATCTTCAAGCATTTGCAGCACAACTTGTAGGAGAATACATTGAAACCCTTGAGTTTGCAGAAGAGGACCCTGAAGAAGAAGTAGTAGAAGAGAGTGACGCTGAATAATTTAGCATTCAAAGTATCTTAAAATAAGAATATTATGAGGACCACTTATGTCTCCAGCTGAACGAGAACAATTCTGGCAAGCTGTAGAAAGTGGTTCCAATCCACTCTTATCCGTCATGCATGGATTAGTCGAGAAGTGGGGATTGCCTGCAATCATCATGTGCCTCGGTGATATTGGACGTGTGCTATCAGAAGATGCAGAAAGCGCTTCACTTACGCCAAATCAGCGTGGGTTAATTCTTGGTGCTTGTGCACAAGTGTGCGCTTTAAGTGATCACATGCATGCAGAAATGGAACATTTAACTGCAACTGAAAATGGATCCCACTGAACTAGAAAACTGGCAGCGTGTCAAAGATCATTTTGAAACTTTGCCAGAAGAAAAGCGCGACAATTGGTTCTATAAACGAGCAAAAGCAATTTTAGAGGGTAAAGAAGACCCGTTAAAATAGTATTAATTGTGTAATTAATACGATGGCCAAACAACGTATGGCTGGTCAAAAATTAAAAGAAAGTTTGACCCCAAATAAACCACGTCGTACTCCAAATCATCCGACAAAGTCACACGTCGTTTTAGCAAAAGAAGGCGGAAAAGAAAAGCTCATTCGGTTTGGCCAGCAAGGTGTTAAAGGTGCTGGCAAAAATCCTAAGTCAGCAAAAGATAAAGCACGTAAGAAATCCTATTACGCACGTCATAACGCACAAGATTCCAACCCAAGCAAGATGTCTGCTCGGTATTGGTCACACAAAGTGAAATGGTGATGGCCTATACAGCTCAAGACGACGGTTTATATTATATCCCTATTGTTGATGTAGGAAAACAATTACGGGATAACTTTGGATTAACAATCCGTGAGCACGAATACTTCGATCCCGTTGATGATGTGCATGCACCAAACAGTTATCACAACTACGGCTATGCAATCGATGTTCAAGACTGGCGTCCTGATGTCATCAATGGTGTTGACTGGAGGACACGTACAAAAAATTTAGAGGCTTTACTGCAAGGATCAGGTGCTGAAGTTTTTGGACCCAGTAGTGGTGTACCTGGCCATGAGACACATTTGCATTTAGCTGCAGATGGCGGAATCTTTAAGTTAAACGAAAAACAATATCAACATTTATTTGGAGGGCAGGCGGGCGGACGCAATGCCACGTTTCCAGGAGCAATCATCACTAGTAGTACAACAAGGTCCGTATTGCCCCTTGCCTCATCCAGTGATAACCCAGGATCCTCAACCGATGGCTCTATTAATAGCAGCATTTCTGATGCTAAAGAACGTGCTCAGAATTATGCAAAAATGAGCAAAGGTGAATTAAATCGTTTATACGATAAAATGAGAAATGAAGATCCTGCATTAGCCAGGATTGAAGGCATGAAAATGCACAAAGCATTCTTTGGTAAATAACATGGCTGAAAAGAAATCTCGCGTCAATGAAGCGGGCAATTACACCAAACCAGAAATGCGCAAACGTCTGTTTCAGTCCATCAAGTCTGGCACCAAAGGCGGTAAATCCGGCCAGTGGTCTGCGCGTAAAGCACAGATGCTTGCCAAAGCATACAAAGCAAAAGGTGGAGGCTACAAAAACTAATGCCTAATTTAATTTCAGTCACACAACGTGGCGACGATGTACTTGGTTTAGGTGACTCAATCAAACAAGGCATTTACGATAAAAATTCCACTAGGTTTGCTGCTTCAATTCTTAAGCATCCAGCTTTTATGCCTTTAACTGATTTAATTTTCCCTCAACCAATAGCTGATGGCACTTTGAAAGGAGTGATTAAAGCACATGGTTATGAAGCTGCACCTTCAGTAGTCTTTACGGATGCACCTGAAACTTATAAATTTAGATTAGATCCAGAAACAGAAGAAGCTTTAACACGACAAAAAGCTCATCTGGACGCAGGTGTTTCAGGCACTTTTGTACCCGGCTCTCTTAGTGGTATGAGGTGATGGCCAAAGCACGCTCTCAACAATCGCTCGATAGCTGGACCAAAGAAGATTGGGGAACCAAGTCTGGCAAAAATTCAACGCAAGGTAAAAACGCAACTGGTGAGCGTTATCTACCCAAGAAAGCTCGTGAATCTTTAACAGATAAAGAATACGCCAGAAGCACGGCTAAAAAACGTGCAGCAATGCGTAAAGGCAAGCAGCACAGTAAGCAGCCTGAAGATGTGGCCAAAAAGACTGCACATCACAGGAGCTGAGGTATAATCAGCAAGCCACCACCAGTGTGGTCTTACCATTACACAACACCCGCGTGCTGAACCTCCCAAGGTAAAGCCCACGCGGTTCGTTTGTCAACGGTAGATTCGCACTGGTGATGCTTATATCAAATCAATGTTGGTTTCAAGACTTTGCAAACGGACGCTGTCATTCAAGCGTTTGTCGGACTCCACCCAATACGGATGGAGAAACGCTTCAAAACATTTTGAGAATGTAGACACTTCCAAAATTGACAGGGAGTTCTGCGTTGATCACAGGTGCGAACTCCTTGAGTGTGACTACAAGGAAGGTTATGTTCGAACACAACTTGGCTACCTCGGTTCGATGTGGGAACGCGGGGTAGAAATGGGAATTCTTGAATGGAATCCTTGGCGTGGAATGCTTAAGGGATTAGGTCGGTCTAAGAAAAAGTATCCACATAAAAAATTTGATCACTTCCACAGGTTCCATGACGATCCACTGTTCATGGCAGTCTGGCTACACGGCTTCAGGATCAGTGAAGCGGCCTGCTTGCTGCCGGAAGATTTTGTGACCGCCGCTGATAAACCGTATATCAACATCGAGCACAATCATATTCGTAAATGTAAAAACGAATACACGCAGAGGCAGGTGCCAATACACCCTGCGTATTTTAAATTTATTGAAAAATTCCCTTTTACAACAAACCCTAATGCAGGTGATTACTTTAGTCGCAAGCTGAAGAAACACACAGGCATATCAGCTCACGGTATTCGCCATTCGTTTATCACTCGTATGCGACAAGCAGGAATTGAATACAGCATTGCCATGGGAATTGTTGGACACAAACCTAAAGGCATGACCGCTGAATATGGCGATGTCTTACTGGAGGACATGGCTGAACAGATTGAGAAAGTTAGTTGAATCAAATTACTGCACTTGCTGCACTTGCTACTCTTAGCCCTATAACTGTTTAAAATAAATAGTTAATAGGCAGGGATTAAAATACAGATATATAGATAACTATAGTAGCAAGTGTAGCCATGCCAAATGCACCTACTCCAATACCTCCAGTAATGCCTTTACCTGGAGCATTTGAGGTGCCTAAGTCTACACTTGCTCCGCCTTCATTCAATGTTCCAACTTGGGTCCCAATACCTGCTAGATTAAAAGATATTCCAGGACCTAAAACCAGGGGAACAAAAGAAAAGTCGTCAGAAGAAGAGGAAGAAGAACAGAAAACAGACAGAGAGGTGCTGGATTCCGTGCAGGAAGTCATGACACCATTACCCCCTCTGCCGCCTTACTTTGGAACTGACCTAGAAGTTGATAGTCAAATTGAACAAGTAGAATTACCTGGAGGATTTCAAGTACCAGTACCTAAGCAAGAAATCCTCGTCACTGCAGTAGCGACTGCAGGAGCAGCGGCGGTTGCATCTGTCGGCGCAACAATGGTGGCAGGCAATTTATTCAAACAGATCGTTAAAGTTGCAAAACCTACAATCAAAATTGCTTTAAAGAAAATCGCTAATCTTCGAGGGAAGCCTTCTGCTCCAACGTGGGCAAGGCAGCGATTGGAATCACGTCAGCGCATAAAGGATAAAAAGGGCTGGAGGGATGCAACGTAAATCCGCGTTCGTAAATGCCAATGCACTCTTTGACACGAATTAGTTCGTAGTCTAAACGTGTTTTATCAATCTGCAATTGCGCGAGAGCTTTACAACGTTCAACAGCTCCACCGTTCAATGGGATAGAGATGCTTACTTGAGCTCCAGCATTATTACTGTTGGAGTAAGTATTTGAGTAATTTTCTGTAGACAAATAATAAGGAGTTACAGACAGCACAGCTCCATTGCAGTGGATACCACCACCAAACGACTGGGTACTTAAAGATCCTTGGTTGATTTGTACAGCTTGATTAGCAACGGAACCAGTAATAGCTGCCTGAGGATTGGCAGATACACTGGTTGCATCGTTAGCTAAAGCTGGAGTAGTAAAAATTACTGCGCAAATACTGATAAGGTATTTGTTGTAGTGTCGGTGGTAATAGTCCGCAATGTATCGACAGTTTCGACTAAACCAGCTGGACGCGTTGTGATCTCTAGTTGCCATGGCTGAGTAGCATCTACGATATGAAATTGAATATCAGCTGTATCTGTAATATCAGAAATGTCTACAGAAGCGCCGTTAATATCAATAGCTTCAATATTGTCGCCATTCCAGACGTAAGCATCACCACCAAATCGCTCAATAGCTTCTGTTTCAGTTACCGTTTGAGTCGCAGTAACGGTTTGTGTCATCGTACCAGTCGTAAAATTTGGCTGAGCCGATTGCGCAAAAGCTGCACTTGGGGAAATAAGTAATAATAGTAGAAGGTGCTTCATGATATTTAAAAGCCCGACAGTTCTATTCTAACTTTATTATGAATAACGAAGAAGTACAAGAAGAGAAGTTTGCTCTACTATCGACATTTGTACGTCTGGGTATTTTAGTATGGGCAGGCGGAATTCTGACATTAACGTATGTCAGCATTCCTTGGTTACCGCAACAGAAAATTGATCCAACATTTATTGCTTCAGTATTTACTGGAACCTTAAGTACATTTGGCATTGAACGCGCCAAAAGAGATAAGGAAAAAAGCTAAAATAAAACAAGAGACATAACTAACGATGCTTACTTTAATTCGGCCTATCTTGTTTAGCTTCATTACATCAAAGAGCGTAAAAAAACTCATTGTTGATCTGCTTGAAGCCTTGGCTGCAAAAACTGAAAATTCGTTAGATGATTTGGCTGTACAGACAGTCAAAGATGCCCTTTTGCCTAAAGTAAAATAACCGAACTTTAATCCCTACGTAAGCGCACGGGACTGCGAGGAGGTTATACATCCCCCAAAAGTCATGATTGAATCACTTGTGTCTGCAACGATAGCTGTCATAACGGGTGGTGCAATCTTGACTTCCCGTACCCATTCTCGTATTACTGAAATGGAAAAGCGTATTGATGCATTTGAGTTGCGAGTAGCAGAAGATTATTTATCAAAGAAAGACTTCGGCGGGATACTAGGAAGGCTAGAACGTCAGATGGAAAAAATGGACGAGAAACTAGATCGATTAATTGAAAGCAAAGGTTAATCTCCCGAAAGAGACAATTAATAAGTAAAGTTAAGACAAGTTGCTTACTAACAACTTATGGGTATCGCTGAAGACTGGAGTGAACTTCTATTCTCTCTAGATTGCCTTTCTAAAGGCTCTGCTAAGCGCAAGTTCCGTAAATCAATTAAATATGGTTGGGGCGGATTGTGCTGTTACTGTCGCTCCGAAAGAGCAACAACACTAGATCACGTCAAACCAAAGTCAAAAGGGGGAAGTAGTTTAAGAAGCAATTTGCTTCCTGCCTGCCAGACATGTAATCACTCTAAAGGGTCAGAAAACTGGCTAACATGGTTTGAAAGGCAAACATTTTATAACAGTATTGCCAAAGAACTTATTGAAGAGTGGATTTCAAACAAAAGATTTATCGAGGAGGAATTAGATGACCGCGAAACTATCAATAGAACAGAGGTTTGCTCTTACACGAGCCCGTTACGAAGTTTCGAGGATGAGCCGTCCAGCCTTGGAAAGGACAGCCTTGCGCTTGCTTAAAACACGAATGGAGCAAAAGAATGGTGTCCAAGAGACGTTAGCTGCAAACGGTATTATTTTTAAAATCGACGAGCAGCAAGGCGGCTTGCCGGAGATCATTAGTGAAGAAACCTTCATGGATCTACTGACACTTACTGATGAGTTGCCTACAACAATCGATGAAGATGATTATGAAAACGACGACCTGGACGATGATGGCCTCATGATTATTTAAATTTAGTTAGACTGACTTCAGTTATTTAGCTAAACATGGAATATGTTGTAGGTCCTGTAATTGCTGCACTTATGAGCATTGCATTTACAGAAAAGAGATTGAGGATGATTGACAATAAAAATACGGTAAACGTAAAAAATCTGGAAGAACAGATTGAGGTTGTATCTAATCAAAGCGATAAATACAATCAAGAGTTGCCCTCGCAAGTTATGCGGACACTTCTGCCAGTTGCAAAAGAAGTCACTAAGTTGAAACAGACAGTCGGCATATAATAGATAAGTAGCCGTTAAGAAGATGTGAGATCCGCAGGAATACGCAATAAACCCGTTGATCGCCGCTATTTAAGCGATCAAGATAAATCTGACTACAACAATAGTGGTGAATACAGCCGCGCAGCAACGGCTGTAAAGCGTGCTCGTGCGTATCGAGGCAACATGGCGTATCAACGTAATCGTCCGCCTCGTACTGTTGAAAGGACGCCAGGTACAGGCGGTTTTGGTGTAGGTCTTGGTGCACAGATTGCTCGTAACCGAGAGATTGGTCAGACAAAACAAATGTTTGAAGAGCTTAGACCAGACCTTGAACAGCCGATGTACGATATCTATAAATAAACAGAAAAAAGCCCCCGTTAGGGGGCTTTTGAGTGAGCCTGATCTAGTTTATCAGAAACTATACTTCACGCCAACTTTGGTGCCATAGCCGTTATCAGCATCGCCGTCAACAGTAATGAAGGAGACTTCACCATAGACGTTCAGAGATTCAGTCACGTTAAAGCCAGCACCGGCCTTACCAGAAAGCTCAGTTGTGGTATCAGCGCCATCAACAGCAACAATAGAAGGACCAGCTTGAACATAGTAAGAGCCACGCTCACCAACAGGACCTTCGTAACCGACATGGAAGTCAGTCACAGCAGATTGATAATCGGAACCGGCGAATCCACTGTTGGACTCGATGTTGGCGTAAGGACCAGCGATCGCAGGAGCAGCGAACAGAGAAACAGCTGCAGCGGCAGCAGAAATTTTAACAATCATGATTAAAAAGAATTAGATATCGAGCGACAGTACATATCGCACTTACAATTTTAATTGATAAAAAGACAAAAAAAGACCTCCTAATAAGGAGGCCATACAGTTATTTAATTGTCAGTTATAGCAGTACTTGATACCACGATAGGTGTAGCAACGACCAGTTTTGTCTTCTTTAGTCCAAGTCATGGTCTGAAGTTCGTTACTGATGTGATGCTGACGCTCTGCTTGACTGCGCAGCTCTTTTTTGCGGGCAGAAATTAAGCCCTGTACGGTTAGGTTAGACATAAGTTGTTCTCGATAAGTGTGAATGAATTCCCGTTGCTTCGCCCCTGCGGGTTACTTGCGACCTAGCTAAAGGTTCAACGCACTTACATAAAGTGTAGCTAATGTTACTAGTTCACGGCGAACATTAACTATCAAGTAATTGTAAATCTAACAAAGCTTTATGAAGTCCTAGCTGGATTTTTTTAAGCTCCTCTTGTTCTTTAGGATGACCACCTGGCCATTTTTCTACATACTTATCAAATGCTTTACAGATGTAACGTAAGGCATTTTGATCGACTTCAAAGTTAAAGGTATAGCCAGACATAATACTATCGTATTAGTGTGTACTAGCCCAATTATTGCCATGATCAGCAGCTGCTGTAATTGGAACACGGAAGTTATAGTAATCGCCAGCTTTAGGAGCAGCAGCTTCTAATAGATGTTTGACGCGATCAACTTCTGAAGGTATAACAGATAACTGCACTTCATCGTGCACATATGCACACCTTGTGTAGTCAGTGTCGTATGTAAGACCTGCTGCATCAAGCAACTCTTGACCTATTACCACCCAACGCTTACTGATGATGGCACCTGCGGACTGTAAAAGATAATTGAGCGAGGCGTGTTCAGCAGTACAGAACACAGGCCTCCCATCAAGAGCCCTAAGACGACCACAACCTCTAACTCGTTCTTTAACTGCATTAATCAGTGGCTCCAAACCAGGAATAGCGTCAAGAAATTTACGGCGCAGCTCTTGACCTAGCTGCTTTTTCTGTGCATCAGAAAGTTCAGGATGGAAACTATGACCAAGTTTCTGATCACCAGCACCATATATAAACGCATACGTAAGGGTCTTGACCTCCTTACGCGTGCATCCTACGCGATCAGCGTTTTGTTGATGAATGTCTCCATTAAGTAAAACATCTGCATAAGCGCCATTATCAAACCGTGCGAGATAATGTCCAAGTGCCCTGAGCTCTAGCTGTTCAAGGTCTGCACCTACAAGAATGTGACCTTGATGAGGGACAAAGAGCTCCCGTGCCCATGGTGCGCTCACGACCTGTCCAAGATTCGGACCACGGTGCGCATTTCGTCCCGTTTGTGTCGCAAGTGTGCAGCTGTGGTGAATGCAACCGTCGCCCTCAATAGAGTTGAACCAAGAGTTGGTTCCCTCCGACAGTTGCCCTAACCACTTCTGCAATGTAAGAAGTCGAATAAACATCTCACATTCATCATGAAGTAATTGATTCCCTTGAGACAAAGCAGCGTCCCGCATCTCGCCAATAGTTGCTTCGTCAACCTTGGGCTTACCAGTGTTAGTAACCTTTGTAAAACGAGCACCGCGAAAAGTTTGAAGTGCCCATGCAATGTTTTGACGAGACGTTGGATTGAAGTCAATAAGTCTTGTCATTGGCGCACCTGCTACATAACCCTTCTTTTTATCAGCACGCTTAGGAGTAAAAACTTTACCGGGTACATACTTATAAACGGAAGTAATGCGTTGAGATAATGCGTCGAACTCTTCTTGAAGTTCTGAGCGAACGCGAATAGCAGCATCCATGTCAAAGCGAAAACCTGAAGCTTCTTGCTGAGACATGATTTCAGCTACTTGCATTTCTAGTTTGACGTAATCAGCAATCATTGTTGGTTAATGGATTATTCGTAAGTACTCATCCGACGCATGAGCATTTGATAAAGCTTGTATGTAACTTCAGTATCCTGAATACAGTAATCAAGCATTTCAGGCGTATATTCTTTCCAAGATTCTTTGTCTTCACCGAAGTCTCCTTTAAAGCACTGAAGACGATAACCCCAAGCTTTGAGGCTATGACGACCGTATAGACGCTGAGGCATTCCTTCTGGACGCCGCTCGTAGTCTCTATCCTCAATTTTTGGATAAAATAATCTACTCATGATAAGCGTATCAATAATTTCACCAGTAGGATTGAAGTCTGGATACTGCTCTTTAATCAAAGGAATGTCATAGCCAATAATGTTATGACCAATAAGCACATCTGCACGTTCAAGAGTTTTAATACCTTGAAGAATAGTGCGCTCAGGCAAATGGTCAAATACTTCGGGCTCAGCTGTATCGGCTACATTACGCACAACAATGCAATGCATCTTAGAACCACGTCTAAGTAAGCCGGTACTTTCAATATCAAACAGAAGCTCAGTCTTCACCGAAGTTTTCGTCTGAGGTTTTTGGATCGTAGTCATCTGGTTTAAATGGATTGGAGTCTGGATAGAGTTCTTCGTCGATTTCTTGGTCAAGTGCTTTGTTGACGGCAAATCTTGGATCTTCATTATCATGAAATGGTTCAATTGCAATAGATAGTTCGCGAGCTAATCGACCAGCTCTACGGAATTCATATTTGTAATATGGCTCCCACTGATGAGCAGTGATGATTATTTTTTTAATGCCCATCACATGGCATTGAAAGATAGAAGCGGAAAAAGGATATCGAGTGGTATAGATAACAGCTCCAGCCATTGGAGTTCCACGTTTAGCAGCTGCAGCAATGGCATAACAGACACAATCGATTTCAATGCCACTGCTTGTTAAAAGGCTGCGTCCATCTCCAAGTATTTCGCGATCGCGGACAACGATGCATCCTCCTGGTGCGGTCGGATGAGTAGAAGCAGCGCCAACGGCTCTAGCTAAACTCATAAAATATTGTTCTTTATTTTTAATGTATGTAGGATCACCTTGTGGGCTAGACATATACACAATTAGAGGAATATATTCTTATATTAGATAATGAGTCAAATAGATGTGAGTCAAATGGATTACAAAAAGTTCTGCTATGAGTACGACAAATTCGATGAATACATGAAAAATTTTAGAGAAGAAAATCCTGAATTAACCACCGACTCTTCTTCTGAGAAACTGACTTTCAGCAAGTTAGAGCATAAGCACGATACAAACGATGCATGGTTGGAGCTAGGTAAAAAGAATGACATGATTCAAAACCCGGCTCATTACACCGGAGGGAAAACAGAAGCTATTGATATTATTGAAGATGCTATCTCTCATGCCTCAAGTGTAGAGTCTGGCTTTCTACAAGGTCAAGTTTTGAAATACATGTTGAGAATGTGGCTAAAAAACAATCCATTGGAAGATGCAAAGAAAGCACAGTGGTATCTAACAAGGTTGATTAAGCAAGTGCGATAAACTAGAAGAGCGCTCGTTAGAGCGCAATTAGCAGCGTTTAAAGAATAAATATTGACTTCGTTGTTCTAAAGTCTCGTGATCTTGAATATGAGGCAAAAGCAGGTCATATACTTTATTCATATCTTGACTGAAGTGCTTGAAATAAACGGATATACCTGAGGATAATTCTGTAATTGTAGGTACGTACCAAGCTGCAGGAATAAAACAATCCCAAGGTTCAAGCTCAAGAGACACCCAACTGTTCAGTTCTTCTAAGCGCTGAGCAGTTTTTATTATGTGTGCTTCTTGCGCTTGATCCTGAGGGATACTTAGTTTATTGTTATATAGTAAAGCATGTTTCCACATCAAAGTACCATCTTTATGAATCAAACGGCAAGGATGAACTAAAACGCCAGATGGTAAGTTGTATAAACATTGAGAGGCAATGTGTTTCATATTAAAGATCTCCTTTGCGATCTTCAAAGAAATCAAGATCCTTTGACCAATTGTCGCCAGCATATTCGTTATAAATAATTCTGCCAACATCTCTAAAGGTACTATAGAAAAGAGTCACTTTATCGATATCAGACATAGTTTGATCTAAAGGCGGCCCATAAAGTAAGACATTCCAAGAAGATGGGCAGACAGGTTCAAACCCTTTTGCTGTAGCACGCAGCTGCTTAATTCGTTTGAATGGAATACAAACAGGATAATCCCAGATAACAGGACAAGCCCGCATAATTTCTGAAGCACTGGTAAAGAAGACAAAACTTTTAATGTGATTATTGCGATACTCATTGATTGTTTTGTTCAACCAAACTCGTGTATTACGTACAGCTCCTTTAGGCGAAACCCATACATTACCGTGCCAAGTTTCAGTCAAAGGGTTGACATTAATTGCTGGTACAGAGGTAGCATCAACAAGAACTTGTTGAACAGGATCGGAAGTAGGATCAAAATCAATTGATCCCATTACGTTACGAGCACGTTCAATAAGCTGAGGAGTTGGATATAGAGGAAGTTTAAGTCCTTGTGCCTGGAGCTTATCCGCTAAATTCTGCTGCGATCGTTCGGAGGCTTTCCTGGCTCCCACCTGCTTCCACGCTAAATGTTCTTGTTCCAGCATCACTGATCAATGTAATAAGTACGTTTTTAGACCAGTCATTCTCGTCAACTTCTTGAATGAGTTTACGTAAGAACTTAATAACATCGTCATCGTTAGCATTTTCAGCTTCGATGATATCCCTCTCAATATCAACACCACTCATAAAAGTGGTGGAATCATTTTGAAGATTGATAATTAAACTCCCTGCGCCATAAGTCAAAACGCCATTACTTGCAATGTTAATAAAATCAGTGAGGATAAGTTCAGCGGTAGCAGCAAGAAACTTCTGCTCTTGCTCCTTTTCGTCTCCAAACTTATCTGATTGGATTAATTGTTGGAGTAAATCAGTACGACGTGACATAATAGAATGACTCTTGTATAAGGATAAGTAATTTAATAATCTAATGTGGGATTTTCGTCATCTTCATTGTTATCAGTAGGCCCTTGATGCAAGCCTGAATTTTCAGAAGATGTTTGTGTTATATGACGACCAGCAAGCATATCAAGCATGACTGCTTCAAACTTGTCACCATATACAGTATTGGGGTCAAGAATTAGTGCCTCACGCTCAGCCAATTCAGCACTTTCCATAAGTTTTTCTTGTTCTTTCAGCGCTTCTTCCATGACATATTCAGCAACTTGCTGTTTAAGTGTATGAAGTTCGCAGGCAAGTTCAAAGCTTTCATAATAACTATCCTGATCAACAAAAACCCCGACATTCTGTGGAATTAGATGAAAGGGATTACAGCAGTATTTATTGCCGCAGGTTGAGCGTACAGACGTGTAACCAAGGTCTCCCCAGCTAAACCACATAGCAACCCGTTGAGGGTGGTGCTGAGTGCTGCTTGTTAGGCCGTGCCGCCTCCAAGCAAACTGAGGCTGCTTAGTACGTTTATTGATGCAGCCTTTCCATTCCCAACATTCATCAGGTGCACCGATTTCAACCTGAGACCAGAACTTAAGAGCTTTCTTGCGATTCGCCTTAAGAAGAGAGTCGATATTAAAAGAGATACGACCTTCACGAGCAGCCGCTACACAACGAACACATGCTTGGTGACTGTCAAATCTCATTGAATGAGAAGAGAAACGTCCAAGTGAATGGCCTGTATAAAGGCATAGCTCACCTTCTATAGCAGTGTTGGACATTTGCATGACACGTCTTCCGTAAGCGTGACCTCCTCGTTTTTTGCTGGGTTGAGCTTCAGGCATTAAAAATCTCCTTCAGGTTTTACATAGTTACCACCATTAGCTGGATACTGCTCTTCGAGAGGCAGTTTTTCGAGTTGATGATTAATCATGTATTCATAACGAGTACTGTTTTCATATTTAATACGTACAAGTTTTGCACGTGATGTGTAGTACTCAGCGGGTCCAACTACAAGTGCAGTCAAATCATTTGATTTAACACGCACGCGAAGACCAAGTTGAATATCAGATGCTTTCATAGTAATAGTTGCGAGAGAAATATGTGTAATTAAAAGTCGTTCAAAATATGATTCTCATCAAGAGGATCATTTTTAGGACGCTGCCAAATTCGAACAGACTTAAATTTATTAGTCTGTGGATCCTTACGTTTTGTACTTAAACGTCGCCAACCTAGTGATTGAAGAACATCAGCAACACGACGAGCTTCACGACGACCTTGATTACGTGGATCAAGCTCTAATGCTTGTGTCAGAATATCGGCTGCATAAACTTCGGGACGAATACTGACGTATGCAGCGATTTTTTCAAACCACGGATCAGGATCACCAAACTCTTGTATGTATTCTGAAATAGCAGCAATTTCACCGCTATTGAACTCATAACTAACGCCGCTACGATATGCATGAACAGCAGCTGCCCAAATACTATCGCGTTGTTCTGCTAAACGTTTCCAAGGAATTTGAAAACCTGCACCAATTTCAAGTGGTACAAATCGACGGTTACCGGTACTATCAACAAGAAACTGGTTTCTGTTAGTCGTACCAATCATCACAAACCTTCTTGGCAATTTCGAAGGCAATGATGCATAGGGATAGCGAACTTCGTCTACACGACTAGTAACCAAGTTTTTAAAGTTCTCGATATTACGAGAGTTGAAATAGTTATCAATTTCAGGTAACTCAAGAAGCCATGCAACATGCAATCGGTACTGCTCTTTCATCAACGTTTCCAGAGGAGTTGTAATTTCTGAGAACAATCCTTTAGGAACAAGATTACGTGCAAACATTGACTTACCAACACCTTGAGCACCTACAAGAATTGGCAACCAAGACATTGATTCGCCTGGTTGATAAGCACGTGCAACAGCGCCAATCATCATCCGTTGCATTGCAAGCGTTGCAAGCGGCTGAGGGTTGCCTAGAAATACATTGCCTATCGAGTCCCAGTCTTCATGAGGTTTGGCGTGAGCAGCGCAATGATCCAGATACTTAGTGATAGGGCAGTAACTATTCTTAAGTGCTGCATATTGAATAGCAGCTTTAATGCGAGGTTCAGGAATAAAGATTCCATTTTCACAGGCAAGCTTAGTAGTCATTAAGTCAAGATCATGGCCTTCTAATTGAACGACTACGCCAGCATGATTGTTATATTCAATTGCTCCGGTTAGCTTATTTTTACGTAAGTCAGTCAAAATCGATTTGACTTTCGCTACATCGTCTTCGCGCTCTTTAGCTGCATCATCATTTGACTTTTTTGGCCTACCGCGTTTTTTGACATCTTTAGTATCAGGCAGTGGTTCAGGTTCAAAATCCATAGATTCTCCTTTTGAATGGGATATAATTTCATCAAAATTAAGTAGTGGATCTGTTTCGTTGTATCCACTTGCATTACTTGTAGCACTAAAAGATAAGTGAGCAGGTAATGAGCTAGTCCAGTTAGGATCTTGTTTTTTAGCTAACGAATAAAGTTTAGTATGCCCTGCGTATCTACCGAGACCTTTCCATTTATATGGTCGAATATTATCAGGTTTATGACCGTGATGGCCGCGTAAAACCCAAGCAACCCAATCGTCAAAAATTACACTACCTACGCCAGCACAAGCTGCCATAACAGGTACGTAATAAGACTCGTATTCACCATCATCTGATGGACGTAAAAAGTCACGCAAGAGCCACTGACAACGCTGTATATCAACATCATTGCAAGCTGTTGGTATGAATTCCGCAGGCTCGTCGAAGTCAATATCTGCCAGCAGAAAATCAGGAACAATCGCGTCAGCATTAAGACGACTAACAGAATTTGTATTGCCGTACCACAGACGTTCAGGCTTTTGACCGCAATTGTCTTTAAGCGATTCAAGACTCAACTCCGCAAGTAAACGATTGACAATTAGCCAATATGCACCTTTATGTTGAGCAGCACTGTCTAAGTCAAGTGCAAGTAGAAAAAGTGCTCTAAATCGATGCTCTTCAGGTGTATGACTGGCAGAAGTATATGTAGCTACACACCATTGCTGAGCTGTCGTTGTATCCCAAAAAGCATCTAAAGTAGTGTCACCGTCGAAATCGATAACAATTAGATTACTACCTGATGCATTATCACCACAGCGATGACGTTCATAAAAATGAGTAGCACACCAGCCATAACCAGCATGTACCCATTTTAAAAGCCACTCAATATCAACAAAGATATTTTTCCAACCTTTAGCAACAAGCTGTGGATTTTGTTTATTCTGACAGTTCTTGTTGACTGCAATCTTCAGTATCTTTGACATCCTCTAATTCGTGAAATTGTTTAGCCCGCTTTATAAACCTAGTTTCAAACCGATTCATTTGATCTGAATCGATGAAAATTCCTTGAGTAGTTTCTGGAGTAGAAACAATAATCAAGGCAACGTCACACATGAATCCAGTGCGCTCGTGAAGTGCAAGACGATAAGCCGCCATTTGCTGAGCACACTTTTGATATTTACGAAATCCACCAAAGCCAGCACGATCACCTCTTTCAGGAAACGTATTCATATATGGAGCTGTACTTGTCTTAAAGTCAGCAATGACTTTGACTCCACCGATCTCGCCAATAAGGTCGGGACATCCGGCATACATATGTTCAGTAGACCAAACATAAGCTACCTCTCTATCATCACTTCTCAAGTGATTCCAGTCAGGACGAAGCGGTCGCTCTGACCAATGAAGTATATCAAACCAATCAAGATATTGAGTGATGCCGTTCCAATAATCCTGATATTCTTCAGGAATATTTGGATCTAAACCACGCAAGTAGTTTTCACAACCAAGGTGGATGGCTGAACCTCTAGTGCTAGCTTCTTCAAGCGCACCTGGGTTATTTTTTTGCCACGTACGTAAAGAAGCTTTTGATTTTTCTGTTTCGGTAGCCGAAAGTATAGTGGTAACTGACGGCATATAAAGGCCGGAACACAGGTATTTACGATATCCTGACGGCGTTTGAATACGATAGGGCAGATCAGTAGTCACTATCCTCTACGTTAGGCTGTTGCGCTTGAAACGCTGTGCTGTAATTAGAAGGTGTGGTTTGCTGTTGAAACATGGCATACAACTGACCTACTGCTTGTCCAACGGCATCTACAACTTGTCCCATTGCAGCAACTTGTTGATTCAAGACAGCCACTTCCTGGCGTAGTGCCATCGTGTGATCCATCAAAGATGGTTTCGGCGCAATCATTGCAGATTGAGGAGCAGCAGCTGGTTCTGCTGGAGGAGCTTCATTAGCGTGCTTCTGTTTTGCACCTTCAATAATTTGAGCAATTCTGGCTTGCATTTCTGGAGGCAAGCCTTCGGTATTAATGTTAGTCATGAGTTAAGTAAATAAATGGATTGATTAGAGTTATTTAGAACTCCGCTTCATCTTCAATTTTTTTAGCTTGTGTGCTGGGGAGCACAGTCGCTCCTCTTTTGTCTGTGCCACCTGCAGGTAAACCTTTAGCGTCAGTTTGCTTCCCATCAAAAGGATCTTTCCCTTCAAAGAAGTTAGGTAACCAAATACTTTCTTTTTCGGTAGCCCATTGTTTAACAATCTTCTCTGGTACTTTACGAACCTTTGGGAGAATGCTGTATGAAGTTTCAAGGCCAGTGCCTTTACGAGTAATCTTAATCGAGAAATTAGCAAGTCCATCATCAGTCCATGTATAGTCTTCGATTTCCTGAAGAATTTCAGTAAGCTGTTCTCTTAAAGACTTCTGCTCGATAAACACAACTTCTAGTCTTCCACGTGCTGCACTAGTTGCAACCCATGCGAGAAACTTACGTGGTTTAACGGTAGTGCCATCAATCTTTGGTCGATCTGGTTTTGACCAATCAGTTTCACGAGCAAGATCAGTAGCGTTGTTTGGATAAGAACGAGTAACTACATATCCATTGAATCGCAGTTCACCAGTTTTTTCATTTAACGTTTCCGATGCATATTGCCAACCAGTAACAGCGTGACCTGTTTCATAACAGCCAAGCAATCGGAACTCTTCTGATTCACCATCTTTGAGAGAGCTTGGTTTCCAATAAGGTTGAGGTTCTTTAGTTTCAATTTTATCTGTTGATGTTGCCAGTAAATCTGGCGGTAATACTTGGAGAGTCATAGAATTATAATTCAACTCTCCAAATATAAGCAATAGGATTAATAATTGTGAGCCATAATTAATCAATATTCGGGAATAGGATCAGTCTCTGCATAACCTTTTGCCTTACCTTTTGACTGATCTTTAGAGCCTTGAGATTTTTCAAGATCTTTGCGAGTAGAAAAATCATTTGCAACGATTGCACGATAAGGACTAGTGTCGCCCTCCTTACGATACTCACGAATATAACCGTGCACGCAGATAGGACGCCCTGATCTAAAACGCTCAAGCAACTTAGGCTTGCGGCTTTCATGCAATTCCATATATAGCCAAGTCGTTACGTCAGAATTATCTAAAGTAGTTCCAATTTTAATGGCGCAGACTCCATTCTTTCGATCTTTAGCTTCATCTTTACCGAAGAAAGCATTACCAAGAACCACTTGATTGCAATACATGTCTTGAGGAATGTTCGGCTCAATCGTTGTAATAATCAAGTCAAGAGGCTGTGAAGTGTCATCATTAAAGACGAGGTAACCAGTCACTAAGGCCTTAGTGCTTTGTTTCCATTCGTGGAACGAATCAAGTTTACCTCCTGTTTTGTTGAAGCAGAGTAGGCGTAGTTTGACCTCTCCAGAACTATTATTAGAGGGCACAACAGCATCAGCACCGCAATAGTCGAGCCCATAAACATTAATTGGATCTGGGAAATGGGATCTGAGTTCAACAGTAGCAGCAATAAAATTCATATTTGTGGGATATCAATCAGCCTTTAGTTTAAAGACTTAACCCCACATTGCGTGAGTTATTGTAGGCAGTTCATTGTCTAAAATTTCTCCTATACTAGCAGCAATTTGCATGTGTTCACGTTGAGTTCCATTACTAGCGCGAAGATCAACATAGTGAAGCCAACTACGAATAGTGCCACACATATACAAGCGAGTAACTGTATTTAAAGGGAGTACAGAACGAGCACATTCTTTAGCTACACCTGAGTGAAGCAATGATTCATAAAGAGTAACTGACTCACGGAAGTGATCGTCAATGCGCTGCTTATAGTAGTCTTTAGTTACTTCAGGCAGATCATCTATAGAATTCTGCCTGTTCTTTTCATCCTGACGTCGGAGATCAGGCAATACCGTAGCGAACGTATCTGTCGGGATAGCGTACCTTTGAGAAAATTCTTGAAAGGTAAACGATCGATGCCTAAGAATTTGTGCACTGATTGCACGAGTTGTGTGTATCTCAATGCACATTGACGCCATTTCGAATGGAGACCAGTGCTTGTGTTTGATGAGATATTTGATAAGACGTTCAACATTAGGATTGTCCTCATTTTTTGGATTAGATACTCTAGCAATTTTACCGATAAGTGCTTCTGCGTCTGGTGTAATCCAGACTAATTTAGAGTTATGCATTACAATAAAAAAGTATTTACAAATAATAGCTTATAATGGCTAATTTTGACAAAAAGTGGAGTGAACTTTCTCAAGAAGAAAGTATAGATATGAAGGAGCAGTTTGGTAGCAAACAAGCTTGGCAAGATGCTAAAGCTCAATACGAAGGTTATGGAAACGAAGCGGATAAGAAAGCAAATAAAACTACTACGTCTGGGGTACATCAGGAAGAAGCTGACGAACCCACTCCTGCTCAGACAGAGAATCGTGCAGAAGCTTTAGAACGTACTCAAAACTATTCAGCTCAATCATCTAGTACAAATACAAACTCAAGTGGTTTAAGGACAGACGGTTACGCAACAGTTGATGATAGCGGTAAAACAGTTACATATTATGGTAAAGAAGCAGAAAAAATGAAAGCTGCTGATGCCAAATCAAGCAAAACTATAGATACATCATCACCTGCATATGCTACTGAAACAGGATACGGAGCTGATGGCAGTTTGACTGCTAAACAAATTGAAGATATGGGATATACTCCCCACCTTTATAGAGAATCGGATTATACTCAGCATATAAACACTCAGTTTTTTGATCCAAATTCAGCAGAAGCGATTAAAGCTCGTCAAGAGTTTGAAGGAGTGAATCCATATCATACAGGTGAAATTGATAGTAAACTCAAGAATGTTAATCATGATTTTTACGATCCAAGCGTAAATGAAGGATATGCTTTTACTGCGGCTCAAGGAGATACCCCTGCTCAGCACAATTACGATGGAGATCGTAAAGCAGGCGAAGAGCTATATAAAAGTCAGTTAAAAGATGCTGGAATGGATATGAATACATTTAATGTACCGCGTGGACATGAATGGGATCCAGTTAAAGGGTATTATGTACCAAATACAAAAACACGACAAGGTTCAGCAGCTACATATGACAACATGTTTATGAGAGAACCTCAGAACTTAACTACAGATCGAAAATCTTATATTCACAAATCATATAATCCACTTAGCGCTTATACTTCGTAATTAGTCATCATTGTTTTTTATTTTTCCATATAGCTTAGGTCTAATTCGTCCGTAACCTGATTCGATTGAATGAATAGGATTGTCTTTCCCTAACTTGTCGTAGTATTCGTCAAAGATATCAGTTTTAGAATAAGCACGTACAGCATCGAACTGACGCTCACCATCTTTGGTAAATGTAATAATGTGAACGTCAGTTGGAAGTTGAGTGTCGTCAAATGTATCTGGACAAATGTCTTGTTCGACGACTTGAATTTTACTACTATGCATATTGAGGTAGGTTTACATTATTGGTTTCAAAGAAAGCAGGCATACGACTAGCCCGTGTTTCAATTAGACCTTCAGCTTTTCCTCTCTTGTAGAGAGAATCTGAACTCGAAAGCCAGAAGTTGCTGGAGAGATGCTTGTGATCACATTCCCCTTTGAGGGACTGAAGTACCCACGAGACCGTAGCGCGGCGGAGATTGTTGAGGGTTTTGTCAGACGTAAGTCCAAGCGCT